GCTTATTATTTAATTTGCTAAAACAAAATACAATGCAAAACAAATCAATTAAAAAACAACAAGAAACAACGCTATTGACCGCTCAATTTATTACCCTTTTAAGCGGGTTAATTATGTTCAGTGTAGCGTTCGTAAAAGGCAGTCAATTAACAATGGATAACCCCGTAAAAGAAAATATGGTTATCGTTATGTTATTCGCTTGTATCGTTTCGCTATTCTCTATTATTTCAATAATAACAAATAAAAATTAATTTATGAAAAACACAAATTTTGACCTTTACGAAGTAGTTACAAACAAAATCCTTGACGAAATTGAAAAGACGGGAAAATTGAATTGGGTTAAAGAATGGAAAACAAAGCAAGGGACTAACGCCTTCCCGATGAATGGCATATCTAAAAAAAGATATGAAGGTATTAACTTTTTTCTTTTAAGTATGCACGATTATACCTCTCCATATTGGCTAACTTATAAACAAGTTGAGCAGTTAGGCGGGAATGTTAGAAAGGGCGAAAAATCCACGCTTATAGTATTTTGGAAGGTAAACGAGTACACCAAATTAAACACCACTACACAACAAGACGAAACTAAAAAAGTTCCTTTATTACGCTATTATAATGTTTTTAATGTAGAGCAATGCGACAATGTTACAATAAAAGGGGACGCAGTTGCAGAGCCTACCGAATACACCGAAAACGAAAAAATTGATATTGCACAAAATATTGTTGATAATTACCAAACACGGGAAGCAATACGCTACAATGTTAAAGAAAGTGATAGAGCATATTACCAACCTTCAACCGATAGTATTACAATGCCATTGCTAAATCAATTTAATAGTTCGCAGTCATTTTATAGTACTTTTTTCCACGAAATAAGCCACAGCACGGGACATAAAAACCGCCTAAATCGTAAGGAAGTAGTAGAAACCAGTTTTTTTGGTTCTTGTGATTATGGCACGGAAGAATTGACCGCAGAATTAACTTCAGCGTTTATATGTGCTGAAATTGGCATCAGTAACGAAAACACCGAACGCAATTCAATAGCCTACTTAAAGAATTGGAAAAACGCCATAAAAGGAGATAAAAAACTTTTCCTTATGGCAAGTCAAAGAGCAAGTAAATCAGCTAAATATATCCTTAACAAGCAAGAAGAAACGCACGAAGAATAAACAAATAAGGGGGTGAAAATCCCCCAATTTTTAACTTTGTTTTAACAACAAGTTATATATAATTAACTTAATTTTGAATCCTAAATAACAAACTATGAAAATCAATGTAAAAGAAATCACAATCCATTGGGCGGAAGGGGGCAATCAAAAATACGATAAGTTCCCTAAAACCTATTCAAGCTACGCAGAAGTAAACAAAGCACTTAAACCTATTTATGAAGACTTTGCCGAAATTGGCGAAGGATATAATAAGGTAAAATTTACCCTAATGTTTGAAGACGGGGAAAATTACGAAGGTCGGTTATATGTATCGGAAAAATATGATAACCCTACAAAAAGCGATAATGTAATCGGGGAACATATCAAAGATTTTTTAAACAATATAATTAAGAATAACGAAAACGACAAAGAAGATAGAACAAACGCAAACAATTTTATTAATAATTATCAACTATAAATTTATGCAAACGATTAACAAATTAAAAGCACAAATAAAAGCATTAAATACCTTAATCAAAGAAGGGAGAGTAAAAAATGTGTACGCAGTTCAAAACAAGATTAAAAACCTAAAAAACAGGCTTGAAATTGAAATGGACTTATTTAACTACGAAAACTATTTATCTAATTAATTAAATTAAAATTTATGAAAGATTTATTTGAATGTCCCGAACTATTGCCCGAAAATGTGCAAACGATTATAAGCCGGTTTAATGACCTTGAAATTGAAAGGGGAGTACAATATAGCGACCTTATCCAAATGGGCAAAGAAATGGCTGAAAACGGGTATAGTTTCGATTTTTACCTTGACGGGATACCTTACAACCTTAAAAAAATAAAGTAATGAAAGAAATTAAATTAAAAAACCTTTGGGCAATAGATATAGATAATGTTCAATGGGAAACTTTTAAATACAAACGAGAGGCAATTAATTATATTATTTTTTGCAGATTGAGAGGAATTAAAGGCAACCCTACAATGACCAAAAGAAAAGTACTAACAAATAAATATTAATAATCAAAAAAAACAACTATGAAAATTGAATTAAAAAACTTTAACTTTTATGCACGATTGAGTGAAGAAACTTTAGCCTTTGTCGGGAATATATGGGTAAATGGCGTTAAATGTGGACAAGCACAAAATAGTGGTAAAGGCGGATGCTCAAGTTATTGGCACGAAGGAACGGCAAGAAGTAGGGAACTAATTGCAGATGCAGAAGGATTTTGTGAAACAAATGGCACAACCTTATATAATTATCTTGACACTTTAGCTTGTAAATTGGCAACAAAAAAAGAAAATGATGCTATTGCTAAAAAAATGAACAAAGAAATGCAAAAAGCTATTTTAATAGGTGATGATATTAAATACCAAATAATTAGTTTTAAGTTACCATTAAGGGAAATGTGGGAAAAACACCCCGATTATTTTAAGAAAACCCTAATTGAAAAACTTGATAAATACAAGGACAAAGGATATAAATTATTAAACACTAATATACCACAACAATTTTTAAATTAAAAAAAATGAAAAAGAAAAAACAATTAACTGCCGAATTTTTATTAAATGAATTGCTTGATATGAAATCAAAACATTATGACCTATCCAAAATTGAATTAAGTTACCGATTTGACGCTGATAGTGATGTTGAGCCTATTACTTACTTAAGTGAAGGCGTATATGATGCGAAAACTAACAACATACTTGAGGAACTTATTTTTATGACTGATGCTTCCGAGTATAATTAATTAAACGTTTATAATTATGAAAAAAAAATTAAGATTAGTGCAAATTAACACTACATCAAATGAAGAGGAAAATTTCTTTTTAGTTACAAATTTGACTGACAAACAAATTGAAATAATAATTACTCCAATAGTTGAAAAAGAAAGAAACGAGGAACAATTAGAGGAATATTTTTATGACAATGAAGGACTTTATTGGACATTAAAAACTACTTATCCAAAGCATATAATACAACAATATTCTACTGATTCAATAGATACAATAACAATTTAATAAAACAAAATGAAACAACAAAATCCAGAAACTAAAGAATTTGAATTTTACATTGAAGAAAAATTAATGATATGGAATAGGCTAAAATTTAGTGTTGAAGCCGAAACATTGGAAGAAGCCAAAGAAAAGGCAAAATATATGGTAACAAAAGAAAGGGAAGATATTGAATTTTGGGATAATGTAATGTTATATGATACCCTAACTGAAATGGAAGTTGGAGATAATGAAGGTAACCCGACGTTAGAACTTTATTGTGATGACGGCGAAATGCTATATGATAATGCTAATGAAGAATTATGGGCAAATACTAATAGAAAAAATTATATTACCCCTTAATTTTAACAAAACTTTAGGTTTTCCTTAACATTTTTTTAAGAAATGACCTTGTAATTTTGTGGTATTAAAAAATCAAATTAAAAAATTATGAAAAGAAAATTAACAAAAGCAGAAGAATTAAAGTTAATCATTATTGAAAACTTTATCGAGTATTACACAAGCGACGATGAAGAAAGAAAGGCAATAAAAGAATGTGCCTATGATTATGTAATTGAAGACCATTGTAACGAATTGGAAGAATTAATTTAATTTATTTTGCTAAATCAAAATAACATTATACCTTTGATTAAATTAAAAAACTAAAAAAACAAATGAACACACAAACAACCAACTTATTTGCAACCGCAACAAAAGTTAAAGAAACAATTAAAAAAACCGATAAAAAGGTCATTAAAGCACCTTTATTGGCAGATAAAGTAAAACGATATGCAGACCTCAAACAAATAATAGACTCCGCTACGGGGGAATTAAAAATGATTGAAGGGGATATTAAGGGAGTAGGTAAAGACTTATTTATGAAGGAATACCGACAACAAAAAAGTACACCCGATAACTTCAAGATTCAAGACGAAACGGGTAATACTTGTATGCTTATTGTAATGGATAAGTACACTATTGTTGATGAAACAAAGGCGGGTATATTAGCAAACTTTGGCGGATTATTGGCTGAAAATGTAGTGTATAAATTTAATGCTGAATTAGTGGAAAAGTACGGACAAGTATTAAGTGAACTTATACTTAATTGCCCCGCCATTGACGATATGGATAAGGGTAACCTTATTAGTGGAGAGAAGACTTTTTCAGTGGCAAAGGGAAGTATAGACCGCTTAATGCAGTATGATAACCCCGAACAGGTTTTTGAATTAATTAACCCTATTATAGCACTTAAAAAATAACCATATGAACGATACAACAAAAAAATTAACATTATACCCCGAAGACTTTGAGAAAACTCATATATGGAAAGATATATGTGATTGCTTGGGAATATCTTATAATAGCCCCGAAGTACATATTGAATTTATTAATGTTAAAACTTATGAAGATGATTAAAGCAACCTCAATATTTATGTACGAAATGATTAAATTATTAGTCATTGGGCTACCGATTGCAATTATACTACTTTGCACTGCAAACCTATTTTTTGAAATTAAAAGAATAATACAATGGATAAGAAATTAAGTAAACACCAAATGTTACGGGAAGTTATGTATCTAATGTTTAAAGATAACCACTTACCTTATTTAAATATGGAAGACTTTATGGTAATGTGGCAATCAGTGGCAGATAAATGGGATGTTTATATAACAGACGACCAATGGGAAGAATTTATTGAAGAAATAAATTGTGTAGCCTCTAATAGACAAGCCATTTTTAACGAAATCTTTGATAAATACTTTATATGATACCTTATTTAAATTTTAATTACATATACCCACCCCGTCCAGAATTTAAGATACCCCCGAAGGATTTACACACCTTTGACAATGGGGAATATGTAGTACAGCCGAAGTACAATGGAACTTGTTGTATTGTCTTTACTAATGGCACTGACTTGTATGTTTATAACCGCCATAAACAACCTTTATCTTGGTATAGTGCTGATATAGACTTTAGGGGATTGGCACACTCCGACCAATGGTATGTATATACGGGGGAATATCTTAACAAGGGTAAATTAGGGGAAAATGGCACTAAAGAAAAGGATAAGTTTATTATATGGGACATACTTGTATGGGCAGACCAATATTTAGTAGGGGACGATTTAATAACAAGATTAAACTTACTCGAAAAAACATATCCATCGGAAAGGGGAAGGATAACCCGCGATGGCTTGGAATATTATGAACACCTTTGTCTAACTAATTTACACAATGTTTACAAAGCACCCACCTATATGAATGGGTTTGCTAAATTGTATCAAGACATAGTTAAAACTGATATGTATGAAGGATTGGTTATAAAAAAAATTGATAGCAAATTAGCTTTTGGATTTCAAGAATTAAATAACCACGATTGGCAAGTAAAATGTAGAAAGGAAACTAAAGTATATAAATTTTAAAAAACAAATTATGTTAATAAACACCTGTTGCAATTATGAAAGTGAAATTACTTACGAATTATGTCCCGATTGCCACGAGCATTGCGATTGGGAAGTTATTGATGAAGATGAATGGAAATTAAGGAATGAAGCCGAAAACCAAATAGAACAAGAACAAATTAATAAATTTTAAAAAACAAAAACCAAAAAAAAAAAAATGAAACTAGAATTAGTAAAAGAAACAAAAATAAACGGAACAATTTTATATTCCGTTGAAATGGATGGCAAATATGTAAGCAATACTGCTACTGAAAATTTAAAACAAGCTGAAGGATTTTTTGATTTATTAAAAGATAACCCTACGGGGACAATAAAGGAAACCATTAAAACAATAGAAAAATAAATGAAAACTAAACAAATTAGTTTAATGGAATATTCTCAAAAAATAAACCCAACTCACTTTAGGGCTAATAGAAAATTTCCTAATCAACAAATAACACAACAAGCCATTAAATACAGAATTAAGAATGGATTACCCTTACCAGAAGTGGTAAAATACAATAGAGTAGGGAAAATCCATGTTATAACCGTGTTGGCGAATTTTTAATTTAAAATACAAACAAATGAAAGAAGAAAATTATAATCAAAGAAATGTAAAATGGGTGATTAATTGCATTAATTCATGCACCAATAACGAACAGCTTGATTGTTGTGAAGTACTTATAGGATTATTTAGATTTAGACTTATAAAGGATAGTACTGATGAAAAAGAGATGCACGATATAGAATGTGAAATCATAGAAACATTTGTAAATAAAAGAGCTTTTTTAGAAATTATATAATATGAAAAATAACTACGAATTAAAGCAAACAATGTTATTGTCCATAGAAAATGAAACTTTAAGAGAGCGTGTGAAAGAATTAAAATTGGAGATAAAAAAGCTACAAGATGAAAAAAGAGAAAGAATGGTATCGGGCGAAGGGAATAATGCAGTTATTCAAGAATGACAAACTAATAAGGGAATACAGATATAATGATAGTTATAATAGAAGAAGAATATATAAAATATGGATGGTTGAAATAAAGCTTAATGGAATAGATTCTTATGAATTAATTATTAAACCCGAAATATAGTATCTTTGTATCCATAGTTGTTATGATTATAGATTTTTTAGTAAAACTCGCCTCCTTTCTAGGGGGCGTTTTAATTTATTGACTTTTGAAAGTAAAGCATTTCCCTACCACCATATGCGTATTCGGGAGAATAGAATTTAAAACCTTGAGATATTAGACTATTTACGCTTGGGTAATTATCAACACTTGTGTATGTTATAGCCATATGACAATCATAGGCTGATTTGATTCTTAACTTAATCATTTTCTTTTGTAGACCTTGCCCTCTGTAATCTTTATGAACCCACGCCCTTACAAAAATGCAAAGACCTTCAGTAAAACCGCATCCACAATAAGCTATTATTTTGTTTCCAGAAACTATAACCCACCAATCCCTATTTAATTTAAACTCATCATTGCACCCACTAAATACCTTATAGTCTAATTCTATTACTTGCTCGTAAAGATTTGGCTTTAGCACTTTGCCTCTGCTGAATACCTTTATGGTTTTCATGGTTATACAATTTTACCTTTGAATATTCTTTTGTTGTTAAATTCAAAGTCCTCTCCGTTCGGGTCAAGGTCTACCTCTGCAAAACCATGATTCCACTTATTTAGAGGCATATAGGCGGGGTGTAATTCAGAAAGGCAACCCAATGACCAAGTAGTTACCATCTTGCCCGTAAGGGTAGGTTCTGTATGTTCTGATGTTTGGTGGTTATGCCCTTGGAAAGTGCTGACCTTTGCTTTTAAAAACAATCCCCTTGCAGGGTTAACGGGTGCTGAAATCCCTCCGACATACTCATGTCCATGAATCCCCCACAGATTATTTAATTTCATAGGGCGTTTATCCCCTATCATTTCTATTCCTCTGGCTCTTGCCTTAATGATATTCTCAAACTCAAACTCCTCAATACCTACCAATTCACCGGCTTTCTCGTAAAGGAAATGCTCGTATCTCTCCTCGTGGTTACCTATCTTAAAATATATCTTACAATTTAATTCCTTTTCAAAGACATCAAACAATGCTTTGAATGTATCTAGTTCTAGCTTAAAGTTTCTTTTCTTTGGGTCTTTAATAAATCTGCTTAAACGATGGCAGTCAATAGTATCGCCATTCAATAATAACGCATCGGGTTTTGTTTTCTTTGCGTATTGGATGGCAGCCGTAATTGCATCTATGCTATGATAAGGGACATGGATATCAGATAATATTAAAATCTTTTTATGCCCTTTAAATACAAATGGTTCAAATATAGTTTCATCTGATGTGGGCAAATGGTATGGATTGCGAGGTCGGGCTTCGTCTTTTACTAATTCTGGGGCAACGCTTGTGGCATATTTTCTATAGTGTATGCCTTGCTTCCCTTCAACATATCTTAAACAAGTCCTTGCAGATTCTTCATTTGGGAATGCTAAATTGTTTTCAGCATACATTATCCTAGCTAATTTTTTAGTAGGATAGTCGGGATATTTTGTTCTATATTCTCTTGCTATTTTTGTGTTGCCATTTTTTGAAGCCATAAAGGTTACTTGTATTGTTGGTAGTGAGGTTTTCCGTTTACTCTTGTGGCTTTTAAAATTTGTTTTCTTTGCTTACCGGTACTCTCATACGAAACATGAACCCAATCTGCATTTTCATTAGTACCAAACTCCCATATTAATTGGTCAAATTCTAAATTATCCTTGATGTAATTAAATACCATTGTGTTGGTAACCCCATTTGCACTACCATCCATATCTATGTCAATTGCCTCACCTGTACTATGCTGTGATGTGGGTGAAGCCCCCGGCGTACAAGCATTAAGTTCTTTGCTTCTGTATCCCGAACTGATATGGATAGGACAACGAAAATGATTTCTCACTTTTTCAAATACATTTTCAGCTAACAATTTAAAATTAGCTATATGTTCATCTGTTGGCATATTTGAAATGCCATGACGCTTTGCAGTTTCGCTACGGATTACTTCTGATAAGTCTAAATGTTCGCTAATTTTCATTTTTATTATTTTTTGTTCCAAAGTAATAACTAAATATCATTAATATTAGTGTCTTTATTAAATCAAATAATTCTTTATTAATTTCATCAGCTAATAGTTTTATTTTAAACGCTATTACTTTATCTACAACAAAAAGAGCCACCAATGAAGTAAAAACTAAAATTATAAATCTAACAAGTACATCTTTAGTATCATTGACAAACATTTTGTTTACAAAGTAAACCGATGACATAATAATGGAAAGCCCCAATAATATGCCCGAAACCATCACCCATAAATTCCCATAACTAAACATCTTTCTTAAATATTTTTTCAGCTGTAGTTAATCCAAGACATCCAAAAGCCAAACTTGCTACCGCCCAAACCAATGATTCACTAGGTGCTTTATCTAATGGGCTAAATGAATTACGATACATTGTAATGCATAACGCTACAACGCACAAAAGACCGCAAAGTCTTTTCATACTTAAGTTTCCGTTATCTTCTGTAAAAAATTGTTTCATATTAAAATAGTTTTTTATAAAGTCCTACACTTATTTGATTAGTTGTGTAATTTATTATATAGGACTCATTTTGTTTTTTGTAATTAATACCCACTCCCACTCCGATTCTATTGTCAAATCTTCTTAAGTCACCTATAAGTCCTAGATACAATTCGTTTTTAGGCTTGTGGTAAATGTCGTGCGTAATTGTAATGGTTTTCTGAACGAAATGTGCGTCATAACCTCTGCCTAAAATTTTGTTTTGTGATATTGTATCTTTAATATGTACGTAATTATCCGTATCTATCCGTAAAGTATCCGTATATGCTTTTACTTCATTGTAATATTTAACTATGTATGCTGTATCGTGAATCTTGAGAGAGTCTATCAAAAATAATGTGTCTAAAACGACAAAAGGGATGTCTTTCCCTTTCTTATATTTGTATATTGTAGTGTCCTTTATTAAGGTATCTACCCTCGTTATTATGTGGTCGTTTTTTATGTAAGTGGAATCACCTAATACAAAAAAACCTAAAACCAATATTAATAAAACTATTAAAATGTTTTTAGCGCTTGCCATCTTTTTTAAGGTGTTTGGTTTTCCAATAATAGTACCTCATTGCAAATAAACCCGATACAATAGCAACTAACCCAGCAGTTAAGCTTACAAATGGCTGAATGGAACTAATAGTAACGACTGCCGATAGTATGCTTATAGATGCCGATGCGTCCGCTAAATTATGTTGTGTCATGTCAATTTTTTACCAAATATAATTATTATTTAATTATATTTAACTATATTGTCCACCTTTTTTACTCATTCAGTCCATTTACCCTTTGGGCAAGCTCCCGAACCAACAGGTGAAAATACTTTCTTGGATGTCGTACAACCACATACCGAACAATAATCTCTTACTGCTCCCTTTACCCAAAACTCACAATCAGCACATATCTCAAGTCTTTTTTCAGCCACCTCTTTCTGCTCATCTGTTGGGTTCATTGCAGTCATATAGGATAGCAATATTTCTTTTACTTTATTCATGAAACAAAGATAAATAATTTATTTAATTAAATTAAATTAATATCTTTGGCAAAACCAATATTATGACACAAATATTTTATAGAGCAATGTCCTATTTGCAAATTTTTATGATGGGGGCATATGCAACAAGCCACTTTAGATATAATGAACCTATTGAGATGTATAAATGGGCAATAACAATTTTTTTCTTTTTCTGTTGGATTACATTAATAAACGATAAACCAAAAAAATACTACAACCAAACCTATAACAATGAAAAAGATTAAACTGCTCTACTTGATGCAACATTGTAGCACAGGGGGGATGCCTCAATTCGTGCTAAAACGCATCCAAACCTTATTAGATTATACTGACTCCTTTGAGATATTTGTTGCTGAATATGATGATTATGGGAAGATTTTCCCCGTACAAAGAAACCAAATAATGAAGCTAGTGGGGGATAATTTCTTTAGTCTTGGTGAGAATAAGATGAGGGTGATGGAAATTGTAAGGACTGAAGAAATAGATATTGTTCACCTAGATGAGATGCCAGAGTCAATGAATAATGATAGGCTTTTCACTGATTTATACCGAAATGATAGAAAATGGTATATCGTTGAAACTTGCCATAATTCTAACTTTAGACCGCATGAAGAAAAGCGTTTTCATCCCGATATGTATGCTTTTTGCACCCCTTGGCATGAGAATATATTTGCAGGATTAGATGCTAAATTTGTAACTATACCTTATCCAATTGATGAAAAAATATTTATTCAAGGTGATTACATAAAAGCAATGAATGAACTAGGATTATCTATGCTTAAAAAGCATGTTATAAATGTAGGATTGTGGACTCCGGGCAAGAATCAAAAAGAAGGAATTGAAATTGCTCGTAAGTATCCTGATATGATGTTTCATTTTATTGGTAATCAAGCGGGTAATTTTGAGGATTATTGGCGACCATTGATGAATGATTTACCTAATAATGTTAAGGTATGGGGAGAAAGAACTGACATATCCTCCTTCATGTCTGCGGCTGATATCTTTATGTTTAATTCTACTTGGGAGCTTAATCCACTAGTATTGCGTGAAGCTATTGCTCATGGGCTTCCTATTGTTGCTCGTAATCTTCCTCAATATGCGGGTATGTATGATGATTATATTAATCCTATTGATACTGATTTAAATACTTTAGAATGTAATTACAAAGTACCTACTGACAATACCTCATTGACCTTTGGATTAAGACATGAAGAAGCCTATAAAAAGCTATTAGAACTGCCACTAAAAGAGCAAAAGCCTATTATAATTCAACATTTTGTTGACCAACCTTTTTTAGAGATTAAAGGTGTTAACCTACTAGATAAAAGGGATGAAGATGCAGTGTCCATAGTACTTGCACATCCTAATAATGACTTTAGAAAACAGCTATTAAAGAATTGCCTTAATAGATTGAACACTGATATTATCCTATCTGTAAACTATCCTGTAGAAGAAGATGCTCAATCGTTATGTGATTATGTTATTTACACAAAAGAAAATCCATTGCTTTATAAGGATGAATTTGATAAGTATGGCGTAGCTTTTTATCATTTCCATACAAATGAAAAGGGAGAAAAGGTATATGAATTATTTGAAAAAGAACATGGCTATTGTGTATATACTCTAATGCGTAATGGTGTTGAATATGCGAAGAAATTAGGGTATAAAAAAGTAAACATTGTAAACTATGATTACGAACTTTCAAAGGCTACCATTAATGATAATTTAAAAGCACTGGATACGGAAGATTTTGTGGTTTATAAATATGGGGCTAATAGCTACGAGGAAGATTCGTATTGCTCTGCTTTCTTTTCAGCTAGGATAGATGCTATACATTCTTTTGTAACTAAATTTAAAGATAAAAAAGACTATTATACCAATGGCACCTCATTTAATATATTGGAAGTTAAATTTTATAATTTCCTAAAACAAAGTGATTATAATATTAAGGAGCTTTTAATGGTAGATTTAAAGAAAAATAATAAGGTAGATGTTGAAGGAATAGATTATACCAATGACGAACAAAAAAATAAGGTAGTAGTAGATAAAAGATTCTACATTGAATACTACGATGATAATGGCAGATGCGTTTATAATAACCACATTGATGTCAATAATTGGGTTAAATTAAACAGACAATGGTTTACTAATTGGAAACTTAAAATATGGGATGAAGGTAAATTAATCCACGAAAACACATTAAACTACGAAGGTAAAAGAGTCTTGATAACGCTTGAAAGTAAATCATTAGGAGATACTTTGGCATGGATTCCGTATGCTCAAGAGTTTAAAAACAAACATAAATGCCATGTAATTGTATCTACATTCTGGAATGATATTTTTGACTATCCAGAATTAGAATTTGTAAAGCCGGGAGCTGTCGTTCAAAATATCTATGGTTTATATAGGGTTGGATGGTTTTATAATGAAGATAGGGAACCCGAAGTGCCACACACAATACCAATGCAGAAGTCTGCTACCAATATATTAGGCTTGGAGTACAAGGAAATAAGAGCCAAAATGAAGGTAAAAGAGGTGGAGAAAGTGAAGCAAGTGGTTATAGCTATTCATTCAACTGCTCAAGCAAAGTATTGGAATAACCCTACAGGATGGCAAGAGGTGGTGGATTATCTAATATCAAAAGGATATGTGGTTAAACTATTATCTAAAGAAGGAATAGATTACATGGGCAATATAGCGCCAAATGGCGTGGTTTTACATCCCAATGGTAGCATTGAGTCAGTTATGGAAGAAATGCTGAAATCGGAGCTATTTATAGGCATAGGGAGCGGTCTGTCTTGGTTATCTTGGTCATTAGGTGTTCCTACTGCAATTATTAGTGGATTTTCAGAGCCTTTTGCTGAAGTTGAAGATTGCATTAGAATATCTGCACCTGAAGGGAAATGTAGTGGATGCTTCAATAGATACCGACTAAACCCTGCTGATTGGAATTGGTGTGAAGATTACAAAGATACTGATAGACAATTTGAGTGTACTAAATCAATTACCGGTCAAATGGTTATAGATAAATTAAACGCCGCAAATTTCTAAACAAGAATCGTAATTAGTTGTAGATAATATCAATCCTGTTCCTGTTGTAGTTGTATCTAGGAAAAATATTCTCGGTCCACCTGCTTGTAATAAATAGTATTTTGTATAATCTGGAGTAAAGCTATCTGGCAAAGCAACTAATACATTACTTTGTACATAAGTACAATCAATTCCATCGCACACATACTCATCTGCATAGTATGTAATAAAAGAAGCACACGCTGCAACTGAATTAATAGTATAACCATCACTACCAAATTGTACAGAATTTCCATTTATTCTATAATACGTATTTGAACTTGTACTTGGATTAGCTACTATTGGAGTTATCCCATAAATATCATAATAAAGTTTCATCCCAATACCTACGGTACTAGAATTGGAATACACTACAAATGAATTAGTTGCTAAATCACAAGCATCTACTGCTGTACTAAATCCATTGATTGCTGGCAATGATACGCTAGTGTTGTAGTATAAGGTATAAGAGTAAGGTAAAGCAGGTGTGTTTAATGCTTTTCTATAAATATGTCTAAAATATGCATAACCTGTAGATACTTGATACCAAACATCAACTCCGCCATCTGTACTATAAGAAAATTGAGAATCAAAATCAAAAATTGTTACATAGCTATTTGTAATTCCCGAAACGGTAGTTAAACTAACAGCTAAGCCCAATGGCAAAACAGCATTTCTTTTAGCAAATGTAGCTCCATAATTTATTGAAGCGTACCTTCTTTGGGTAAGATAGTTTTGAGCGCGAGTTGAGCCAACCATAGAATTTCCACTTTCTGAAATGCCTGCGTATGGGAAATCAAAAATAGGGTATGGCTGATTACTTAAAGGTATGTCTTGGTAATCATAGAATGATTCTGATAAAGTTGAACCATAATTACTAGACACGTATCCCTTTACACCTACTTCAAAATTACTGCTTGATACAAAACTTTTATTAAGCCAAGATGATGTTATAAATTGATATTGTCCTGTACCTGATAAAGCGACTCCTTGATAAAATGCGTATGAATTTGTCCCGCTTGCTGACCATGATGCTCCAGAATTACTAGAACCAACTTTAAAACTAACAGGACGAGTGTAATTATAAGGAAATCCAACAAATTCACTATACCCAAAAACAGCAGTTACATATTGCCCATCTCCTGATATTGATACTTTACCTGTATTAGTTAATAAATGACCGGCAGCGACATAATTAAAACCATAAGGGCGCAATGTGCCATCCACATATGTAGTAGTAAAAGATGCACCATAATTTGTAGAAACTGCTATTTTAGCATATCCCGTATTTGTAGAATCTATAGCAATACTAAAACCTGAAACAGCAATATACTGCCCATCATTTGACATTGCTACTCCATAAGGATAAAAATTAGCACTATTTAATGATACTGCACTAAATGTAGAACCAGAATTATTTGAAATATAAACTTGATTGTTTATAGTATTATCTACAACAGCTATGTGTGTTCCAGATATATTACCTGCTATTTCTGTCCAACTAGCTGATGCAGAAAGCCCTGTTAATTGATTAAAATTATTCCCGCCATCAATTGATTTCCATGCAGTCCAAGTAGTGGCTCCCCCATAACCAACTAATGCATATATTGTATATGGATAAACAGTAGTTAATCCTTGCAAATTATCTCTAGTTACTAATTGATTGGATGCTTTGGCAGCATAACTTGCAAGAGAAGTATTTATATTAACATAGGTGTTTGCCTCTGTTTTTGTTATTTGTTTAGCGCTTACAGGAATACTTGTTTTAGCGACAAAGTAACCTTGCGTTACTCCACTTTGTAAGTTATTAAAGCTTACTGTTTGGTTAAGTTGTAAGTCGCTATATGCCATGTTTATTTAGATTCTTTATAATGAATAAATTTATATCCTTTTATACTTTCTAGTCTACCTGTACAAATCATAGATACGCCAGAATGAGAAATGCCTAATTGCCTACTAGCTTCAGCGCAACTTCTATATATGATATTATTATTTAAACATAAAACTTTTTTACAATTAATCTGATTTCTGCTTTTTTCAACAGACTCGGGACTTAGCATCCTTTTTCTCATGTTATCTATAAATTCTTTTGATTTAGAGACTCCTCTTTGCCAAGCAGCTAATCTTTCACATTGTTCTGGTGTTCTTTTTTTACCTCTATTAGAATTTGCTCTTTTTGCTATTACTTCGGGATTATTAAGCATTGATGTACCCCTTATTTTAGCTGCCTTACTCATATTGATTTTATTTTCAGCATTAGCCTTCCAACCATTAATCCCATCCCCACCATTTGTTTGATTACATAGCGTACCTGTTCCTAAATCTATCCTTCCGTATAACGATATAAATTCCTTTTCTTTTTCTTTAGCAAAGTCTATGGTTACATTTTCAAATAGAATATCAACTGAATATCCATATTTATTAACTATATTATTCCACCATTGACTTCTTCTTTTTTTTGTTTCATATGCTCGTTTAGGTATATCATCAAGACCTATTCCAACATAAAATGGTTCGTTTTTGTCAAGTCTAATATGTCTATAAATATGGGGCATTAATTATTTATTTTTGCTTTTAACTCTCTTATTTCCTTTTGCAAATTAGCAATTAAAATTGTATGCACATCTAAATATTTTACCGCAGTTACATCCTTGTCAGTAAGTTCAGGCATTAAAGAATGTATTTGCTCTGCGGAATAGCCATATCTAATATCATTATTTAAATCATTTTTTCTGGTATATTTTATTACATCTATATTTAATGCAGTTATTGGATTTGTAGTTATTATATTTTTCCCTAATACTGAACTTGACTCAAAAAATGCTCCAGCAGTGAGATTAGACCCGCTAATTGTTACTCCTGTATTAGCTGTTGCGCTATTAGATGTGCCATTGGCTGTAAGTACTGCATTTGCGGTGGTTGGTGAAATAGAATTAAATCCTGTTCCATTAACTCCTGAAGTACCTGAACTACCACTATTACCTGAAGTGCCATTGACCCCATTAATTCCGCTAGTTCCTGATGAACCGCTAACTCCCGATGAACCACTAACGCCAGAAGTACCAGAAGAACCACTAACACCACTTGAACCACTGTTTCCAGAAGTGCCTGATGAACCGCTATTCCCAGAAGTACCATTTATTCCTGATGAGCCACTATTCCCTGAAGTTCCTGAACTACCACTGATACCCGAAGTTCCATTACCTCCTTGTGCGCCTGAAGTTCCTGAAGTACCATTACCTCCATTTATACCCGAAGTCCCGTTTATTCCATTTATACCTGAAGTTCCGTTTATTCCATTAATTCCTGATGTACCATTTGCACCTGAAGTACCACTGATACCTGCTGTTCCGTTTATTCCACTTGTTCCGTTTATTCCACTTGTTCCATTTGCACCATTAATTCCTGAAGAACCAGATGAGCCACTAACGCCACTTGAACCGCTGCTACCACTTGAACCGCTGTTTCCTGAAGTTCCGTTTATGCCGTTAATTCCAGAAGTGCCATTAATTCCATTGATACCCGAAGTACCATTTATTCCTGATGTGCCATTAACACCATTTATTCCTGATGTTCCCGTTAATCCGCTTGTGCCATTTAATCCATTATTACCGCTTGTACCACTCAATCCGCTTGTACCACTCAATCCGCTTGTGCCATTGATACCGCTTGTACCATTAATACCGCTTGTACCTGCAACACCAGAAGTGCCACTAGAACCAGAGCTACCATCTCCACCACTTGCACCTGCAAGGTTTACTGTCCAAGCATTATAAGTACCTGAACCGACTGTTGAAATAGGTGCGCCGAATGATAAACTACCTGTTACGCTAGAATATGATGTTACGGGTGATTCTTGATAATTGCTTCCATTATAAACAATGATAACAGTTTGAGCGGGGCTATAAGCTAATCCTAAACCAACTGATATTGTTCCTGCGTTACCTAATGTAAAAGATGTAGCTGAAGTGGTTAAATACCTATCTCCGCTAACGCCATTGATACCGCTAGTACCTGATGTTCCTGTTGTCCCTGATGAGCCACTAGTACCTGTAGTTCCCGATGAACCGCTTGAGCCACTAGAGCCAGAGCTTCCGCTTGAGCCACTTGAACCGCTAGAACCAGAGCTTCCACTAGAACCACTAGAACCAGATGTCCCAGTAGTTCCAGAGGTGCCAGTTGTCCCTGAAGTACCATTAATACCACTAGTTCCTGAAGAGCCTGATGAACCACTTGACCCCGAAGAGCCAGAGCTTCCACTTGACCCTGAAGAACCAGATGAGCCTGATGTCCCATTACCACTAGTGCCTGATGTCCCTATTCCACTAGTACCTGAAGTACCTGTAGTTCCACTAGAGCCATAGATAGGAATGTTTAATACATTACTACTGAAAGTAGCGGGACCAGTCACCCCGAATGTGGTTAAACTAATTGGTAGTTGATAATCCACATTTGGGATTGCAGTTGAAAAACCACTTGTACCAACCTGTTTTACTAGTCCTGATACATTAGCTATTTCACTGATGACTGTATTTTTACTCATTTTATTCTTTTTATTCTACTTTAGGAGCTTGAGCTGCCTTTTCTATATCAAAAGCTGCTTTTTCAATTACTTTTAAAATTTCACTACCATATTTAGTAGGCATTTCAAGTGCAAAATTTACCAATACTTGAACTTGTTCAGCTGTTAATGATGGTACTGGTAATTGTTTTGGTTCGTTGTTCATAGTTGTTTTTTTACAAAGATAGTTAATTGTTATAGGTTTGAGTTATTGTAATTTTATGGTCTTGTTCTAAATGCAAAATAATAAAAGTTAATAATGCTGAAAACATAAAAGCAATAATTAATAAAGCAATAGTTAAATGCTTTGCTGCGGTTTCATCTGTTGTTTCAAATGGCTTCATATTAATTGTTATAGGTTTTCTATCTCTTGTTTTACTTCTTGCCAAAATCTTTGTTCTCCTTTATCCCAAAGTGTTTTTTGCATAACCTCATCTGCCGCTATTAATGCACATTGTTTAGATAGTTGACCTTGAATCAAAGAATATGTTTCGTGTTCAAATTTGTCAATTAGTTCTTCTGCTTTTTCTTTTGGTGTCATAATATTGGTTTGTTATAGGTTTTCTTTATTACCATTTTTTTCTTGTTTCATTATCAGTTTTTAAGCCTATTAATATTGCTATTATAAAAATTATTATTAAAGGTATTGCTGACATATGTTATTGGTTTTGCCAAAATTAGTACTATTCGGTTACTTCAGCAACTACTTCAGGCACAGGTGGAACATAATCCCCTATGATTGTAAGGTTAAGTTGAGCAGCAATCCAATCCCAAGCATAGCTATCTATTGTCCATTGAGTGTACGCTTCGCCTGTCATAGTTAGGTTACCTTCAGCAACTCTTTGTTGAGCAGCATCTAGGATGTTATAACAAAATACTGCACTTGTTCCTAAAGTTACATTTACTGCATAAGCGTTTAAGTAGATTCCTTCTACGAATTGACCATTAAGCCACATTTGAATTGGTTGAATTTCTTTCATTTTATTTATTTTTTAAAGTTTCTATTTCTAATTTTAATTCTTGAATTGCTTTAACCATTGTTGGTATTAAATCAGTCATTCTAATTCCTTTTAAAGACTCATTAGAACCGATTTCTTTTTCATATTCATCAATTAAATCAGGTAAAATTAATTCTAAATCTTGTGCAATAAATCCTGCAACATTTTTTTTGCCATTACCTCTACCTTCTTTCCAATCAAATCTACTAGGCTTTAAAGACATTATTTCTTTCAATCCTGTTTCAAGGGATTTTATATTTTCTTTATATGCAATATCCGAAATGCTAATAATAGAAGTAGAAGTAGAATAAATTTGTCCACTATTTGCTACATAAAATACAGTACTTGCACCACTTAATCCCAAAAAGTGTTTGCCAATAGAATTACTATTTGATAAGAAATTTGCATCACCCGCACCACTTGAGTTAGCAATAACACCACCTCCTGTTCCTGTTACCGATAGTTTAAATGATGCATTAGTTGAATCACCAATACCAACATTTCTTGCAGGTGTAATACGCATTGCTTCAGTATTAGAAGTGCCAAATATTAATGCTCCTGCGGTAAACTGATTTGCAAGAACCATATCACTTGAAGCAGTACCTGTAAAGAATTGACTTGCTGCCGTACATACTCCTAATACACCTCCTATTGTTGGTGATAGAACTGTGTTGCTAAAAGTAATTGCAGGTGCAGTTCCTGCTGCTTTAATTTGTGTTGCAGCGGTTGTAGAATAAGATACAAGCCTTCCACCATCATCAGTAGTTCCAATTAATACATTACCTCCACTTGTAATACGCATTCTTTCTGCTGAAGCATTACTATCGTAAAATGCTAATGAGCCATCAGTATTACTTTGAAATATATATTTTTTACCTGAAGCACCTGCGGATTGTAATGCTATATCCGCCACAGCACTTGATTTGTATATATGCAACATTGATGTTGGAGTAATTGTTCCATCACCTATACCAACATTACCCCCACTTGTAATACGCATTCTTTCGGTAGCGGAAGTTCCAAATATTAAATTATTTACTGCCGTTACGCCAAAATCAGTTGAACTTGTTCCTGCTATAATCCAATCTGCATTACTAATATATCCTAAATCAGAACCATTACGTTTCCATCTTGCTCCAACATCACCAACTCCACCTCTTTCTAATCTAAATTCAGCAGTACTTGTTGATGAATAAGCATACAACAATGAAGCAGGACTTGCTCCTATACCTACACTACTAGAGAATGTAGCTGCTCCTGTGGATGCTATGGTAAGTCTTGTTGTACCATTTGTTTCAAAAGCTAAACTACCATTATCTTGATTTGATAAAGTTGCGTTTGCACCAAAAACATAAAGGTCTAAACCTGTTGTACTTCCTGAACCTTTTATTGATAATTTACTTAAAGATGCTGAATTGTTTATTAAAACATTATCACTAAACCTACCCGTTCCGTTTACATCTAGCAAGTATGTTGATTCAGTAGTAGTGCCTAAAAGTAATCTACCTGCTGCCGTTAAGGTCATTGCTTGGGTGAAAGTAATAGCTGCACCTGCCGTTCCTGAAGGGGCATTGAACCATTTGTGGATATTTCCATTAATCCAATACATTCCAGCACTTGCACTTCTCATATAAATATCTTGAACTGAACTGTTTTGATATGAGTTATTGCTTAACCATAAATTATTTCCTCCACTATATGCTTCATTGCTTGCAGATATTTGCGAGCCAGCATTACCAATTTGAATAGCTTTTACATCTCCAATCCACGACGCACTCGGTGTAACTCCTAATCCTAAATTGCCTGTGCTTGTAATACGCATTCTTTCGGTAGCATTAGTATCAAATATCATTGCTGCATTTGCATTATTTCTAATTACAAATTCGGAAGTAGTAATGTTTGAAAATATAGATGCGTTTAAATCAGTATTGGTTGTTGCTCCTTTATAAAATGTTATTTGAGCATAATCAGTTGATTGAATTGTTAATTGACCTCTATATGCAGTATTTGCTCCGCTTAAATGCAATAATGCAGTAGGACTAACAGTTCCTATTCCAACATTAGTACCATTATCATATACTAAACTATTCCCTATTGTACTTGCACCTGTAAATTTAGGTAGGTAGTTTGTTGTTCCTGAACCTGTAATTACACCTACGGGAGTTGTTCCACTTGTTCCTTGCGCTCCTGAAGTACCTGAAAGACCACTTGTTCCGCTTGAACCACTTGAGCCAGAGCTACCACTAGAGCCACTAGAGCCACTAGAACCTGATGTTCCTGTAGTCCCTGAAGTTCCCGTTGTACCACTTGTTCCTGTCGTTCCACTTGTACCTGTTGTTCCCGATGAACCCGATGTACCCGTTGTACCACTCGTTCCAGAAGAGCCTGAAGTACCCGCTATTTGACCTACTGAAGTCAATACAAAAGAATAATAAGATGTTCCTTCTGTGTACCAATTTACAATATGAGTAGTACTATCGTTATTACTTACATATATTTTGGCTATCATCCTATTAGTAGGGTCAATACCTATCGTTGGCAATGTTAAATCCGCTGTTACCTCTACCGGAGTAACCGCATCAACCCATCCAATTTCAGAATTACCAGTACTTAATATTGACCCGATAGGTGTACCTGTAGAATCAGCTAATTGTATGGTAGCATAAGTTTGAATGTTATCATTACTTGCTTGTTTCAAGAAATGAAAATGGAATCTTTGTGTACCTGCAGGGATAACTGCAAAGTCTAGTTCTGGCGTTAAAAAACTTGAAACCAATACATTTTGTTGATTATTGGTCAATGTTTTAGGCACTATTTGCTCAACCGCTCCTGATGGATAAGGTGATAGCACTTTATAAGGAGAAACATCTGAAGATTGGCTTTGGTTAAAATAATAAACCTGACCTGCAGATATACCACTCACCCCGCTAGTACCTGTTGTTCCACTTGTACCGCTTGTCCCAGTAGTTCCCGATGTTCCTGTTGTACCGCTTGTCCCAGTAGTTCCCGATGTTCCTGTTGTACCTGAAGTACCCGAACTACCGCTCGTACCACTTGAGCCATCACCACCACTCGCCCCATCCAAGTTAACTGTCCAAGCGCTATAAGTTCCACTACCTACTGTTCTAGTAGGAGCAAGGAATACTAAAACGCCCGTATTAGCATCATAAGACACCACCTCGCACTCTTGAAAGTTTGATGGGTCATAAACCACTATAATTGATTGAGCAGGGCTATATCCCAATAGTGTTCCTACTGTTAAATTCCCTGCATTACCTAAAGTAAAAGTTGTAGTGGATGTTGTTCTATATCTATCTCCTGAAAGACCTGAAGTACCTGTTGTACCTGCTGTTCCGCTAGTACCTGTCGTACCTGAAGTCCCTGTTGTTCCGCTAGTACCACTACTACCACTCGTTCCTGAAGAACCACTAGTACCATTAATACCTGAAGTACCATCAACACCTGAAGTCCCTGAAGAACCGCTAGTTGCTGATGTTCCCGAACTACCGCTAGTTGCAGAAGTTCCTGATGAACCTGAAGTTCCACTGCTTCCACTTGAGCCACTACTACCACTTGAACCTGAAGTTCCTGAAGTAGCAGAAGTTCCTGAAGTAGCCGATGTTCCTGATGAACCTGAAGTAGCAGATGAACCACTTGAACCCGATGTTCCTGAAGAACCATCACCACCCGAAGCACCATCTAGGTTTACTACCCAACTAGAAAAAGTACCGCTTCCAACAACCCTATTAGGGTCGCCAAAAACTATTTCCCCTGTAACCACATTATAAGACACAACCTCACATTCTTGGAAGTGAGTATTATCATGTACTACTATAATTGATTGTGCAGGAGAGTATGATAAACCGGGTGAAACCATTAAGTAACCACCCGTTCCTAAAGTAAATATTGAAACTGATACGGTGTAATATTTATCACCACCAATACCAGAAGTTCCTGTTGTTCCTGAAGTACCAACTGTACCACTTGAGCCAGAAGTACCTGAAGATGCCACATAGCTAGATACAAAATTATCTATCTCTACATTATCACCTACTTGAAGAGGATTATTAAGTATTACATTGAAGCCATCTGTCGCTGTATAATCGCTTGGAAATAATTTTACCCCATTCACAAAAACATCTATCATCCCATTCTCATAACCACTAGGCACATTAAAAGTAGTTTGTCCCGCTGTCGCCACATAATTAAAAACAATTCTTGCACTTGTTCCTGCGAAACCACTAGTGCCTGCTGTACCTGAAGTGCCGGCTGAACCTGACGTACCACTAGTACCAGCTGTTCCAGAAGTTATATTCCCAACAGAAGTTACTATACCATCATTGGCAATAAGAACTCCGTTTAAGTCCCTTATTTTAAAATCACCTGTAATTATTGATTGTATTGCCATTAAGCTAAATTTAATATACTATTATTTTTACATATTCTCCCGTTACAAAAGGAACTGTCGCAGCAACTGTTAAAGTTCCTGTTGCAATATCCCACCTAACCTGATTCAATACAGGCACTCCTGATAAAATTATTTCTCCTACATCTATACCACCTCTACTTGCATAAAGCAATGTTTTTCCAATAGCTTGAGCAAATACAATAGATACACTTCCGGTACTTGCAAATGCACTAAATTGTTCAGGAACTCTTGCGCCACCACCACTAGAAGGGTCAACTACGTATCCTGCAAGCCCCATTAAAGCTTCTGCCTCAAATGCGTATCCGCCACACATACCATAAACATATTCAGTAAATCCCGCTAGATTTATTCCTGTATAATTTGTAGAATTAACCCACTCTAATGCACGAGCCTCTATAGAAATTTTATTAGGTAATTCAATATCATTCTCTTGATTTAATTCAATAGCTTTTATAACAACAGATACTGTAACCTTTGCTATCTCTATAACATCTACTGTATTTAACATTAGAATACTAATTTAGGATTGTCAATAATGAACTTCGCTTTATTTAAAGATAATTGCGCAATTGTAATACCTGCGCCAAATGACACTGCATCGTCAGCAGCGTCTATATAAGTATTTAATGCTTTTTTAGTAGCTAACCAATTAGCGCCATCTAATAAACTAGGACTTGATACTTGCGCTTTTGATAATTTTGTGTTATATATTTTTGCATATGTTGAAAAACAATACGATGCACTTTTGTTATACAACACTACACTATCACCTAATGTAGAAGTTGCGCTTCTCCATTCTACTGTAATATTTAATGCATAATCTTTATCAAGGACATCAAAACTAATTGTATTGCCACTCGCTAAAGACCATATCTCATAATTTGTTGTTGTTCCTTCTTGAACAAGATATGTTCCATCCGACTTTTGCATATATACATATCGCACAGTTACTGAAGCGTCTGTTCCAGTGCTAGTATCCGTAAATACAATTAAACTTGGATTTGATACATATTGCGCTACTGTAAAATTTGGTACTAAAGGCATAATATAAACTTTTACCAAAAATACCAAAAAATAATAGTATTATAAATAAAAAGCTCCTACTTTTTTTAAGTAAGAGCTTTCTTATAAATAATTAAATTAATTATACCGTTTCTGGTTCAGTTAATTGTTTATTAATATTATCTAAAACTTGTTTACCATTCTTTGCAGAATTAATAAATTGAGTTAAAGCTTCTGTAACATTTCCTCTATCTTCTTTTGATATAGTTGTTATTTCTTGAGAACCAAGAGTAACTTTTCCTGTTGCAATATCAAATTTAAGAACATCAGAATCTAATGCTTTTCTAACAGATGCTTTAATTGGTTTATTAGGGTCATTATAAACTCTTAAAAACTCTTCAGGTTTAGTACGAGCTAAATCAGCTACTTGAGCTAAAATAACTTCATCATCAGTAAACTCATTCCAATTTAATGATGCACCAATTTGACGAGCTTCGGAAGGTTTTAATTTGGTAACAATATTAATTGCCTCTTTTAATGTATTAAAGCCAGTCATAACTTTCTGACTTGTAACTTTTTGATTAATAACTTTGCACATAGGAGCTTTGCTTTTATCTCTTCCTCCTTCTCCTATAATACTATCTTGATTCCAATTTGAAATCATTAAAAACTCATACAGCTCTTCATCTTTTTGATTACCGCCGGTTAATGAAAACTTACCTCCGAATTTAAAATCTCCAGAGCCATCACTAATCCCCGGCATAAAAAATCTTTCTCTAGGATTACCATCTCTATCCCATGAGTCAGCAACTACTATATCTACCCAAGAGCTTCCTTCTTTTATATAAGGGTCTTTAATTCTATCCCTTAAAGGAATATTTGCTTTAGGATAAAGCATAGGATTTTTTTGTCTTTCTTTTTCATCAGGGTCATTGTTTTTTTGACCGGTAAGCATTTCAAATGTGATTGTTTGACCAACCTCTAACGCAGGAATTTGATTTTTCAATTCCTCTGAAATTGCGTTGAATTTTCCAACTACTTGCATATTGTGTGTTTTTTATTATGAAAATAAAGGGCGGCTTTTTACACCGCCCCTTTTAGTTTGTATTAAGATAATACTTGTTGACGCAAGAAATGTTGAACACCTAAACACTCAAGACCTTGAGCAGTTGTCCAAGAACATGTCCAGTTCATCGCATCTCCGTTAGGATTAACAGGAGATAATGCTCCTGTATGGATTTCACCAATCATGTCATTACCGTACTTGGTTTGAGCAGGTACGTATCTTACACGCATTGCTGAATCGTAACCACCGCCTTCAACTTTAACTCTATTGTTATAAGGAATGTAGTAAACACTCTTATTGATAGTAGTTTGGCTGAATAATACCGGTTGGTCTTGGATTGGCATTGCCATGTAATGTAAATCAAATCCACCGTAGCTAACTTTGTCTACAGTCAAATCTAATTCTTTACCATCAACTACAATACGTACTGATTGAACACCAGAAGAACCTAAAGCCTTCCAATATGTATCATGCGCACGCTTTGCAGCAGAAGAACCAAATACTAAATAATCTTTAGGAGAGCGTTGAGAAATCAACACATCTAAAGCGTTATCAATATTTGTTTGTTGTACTGTACCTAAAGTACCATTTACTAATGTAGAACCATACATTTCAATGTATTTGTTCAATCCACGAGTAGTTTGTACCGGTCCACCACCATCTCCGCCAGAAGTGTTAGCATCAGTCAAGATAGGGTTGCTATCGCTGAAAGTTGTAACTGACATATCACCTGCGATATAAGCAGCATTGATTTGTCCTTTTAAACGGATTGCTTTCTCTAAATGGTCTTTAACGATAAACTTGTTTTGTCCGTTAAATTCAACCTCGATTGTAGCAGCGTTTTGTACGTCTGTAATTTTAGAAATCTCTCTAAAGATTTGATACTTGTTAGTGTAACGAGTCAAACCGAAACGTAAGTTACTTTGAGAAACAGAGTTCTCACCAACTGCAACAGAGAATAAAGATAATTTATCTCCAGCAGTTAAAGTAGCATTAGCTCCAGAAACTGTTTTAACATACACTGTATCAATACCTGAAGTAGATACTACGTTTGTAACGATTGCAGAAATAGCACCAGTAGGAACTAACACTAAATCATCTTTACGAGCTTGACCTGAAGTCGCTGCTGTACAAGTGAAGTTTAATGAAGTTGTACCTGAACCATTAACTGTTCCACCTGTTGTATCTAACAATTTGAATAAACTTTCGTTTACAAATGTGTAGTACAAAGGTTGACCTGTAGCGATTGGTTTTTTTCTATCTCCCAACCATAAAATGTCGGTTAACGCATCTTCGTTTTGGATGTCGGTAACTAATTTGTTAATCTCTCTCGTATCAAGCACTGGGTCAATAGCGCTGACGTAGGCTTTGGTTATATTTCCAATATTTGCCATTTTGTTTTGTTTTTAAAGGTAAAATAAATTCTACCTGCCTAGTGTGCTTACTTTAGCTCTTGTTTTAATAGCTTCAGCAAACGATTCATTGGGTTGGGCAGGTGTATTACCTATTGGTCTTCGTGCGTTCTGCCCTTCTTCCACAATAGCTTTCAGCCCCAATGATTTACCATAGTTCACTAAATCTCTCTCGTAGTTTGGATTCATTGCCACTAATGCAATTTTTTGCAATTTAGCGACATCTGGAATAAGCTTGCTCACATCTGCCTCTTGCGGATTTACTGATATTGCTCTTTGCCATTTTTCTGAATCTAACGCTACTGACATTAGATTTTCAGGTTTATCAATGTTGAAATTGAATTTACCATTATCACCCAAATCAATAGCAACTCTCTTGCTTTGATATAAGTTTTTAGTGGCTTCGTGTTCCTGAAAAAATTGAATAATCTTTTGTGATTGGTCTATTTCTAACTTCCGCTGCTCCTCGTACATTGCCTGCGTATTCGCCTCTTGCGTTCTTGCAGGGTCTGGTATTTGGAATTGCTTCTGTTCGGTAACTCTTTTTTGTCTTACAAGTTCTGCGTCTGCCTCTAATTGAATTAATCCAATTTCTCTATCTTCATCAGATGCCATATCTGATTGCTTGTATTTAGACTGATATAGTCTTTCAACTTTATCTTCAGTTAGATGTGGATATTGCGACTTTAATTCATCTAAAATTAAATCTTGATGTGAAACTGTATCCCAATCAAATGCTCTTGCTTCTAAATATTTATACGCATCTCCTCCATTCTTTCTGTACTCTGCAAATTCTGCTAAAAAATCGTCATATCCTAATTCTTTTAGAATATCTTTTGGATTTGCTTTTTTTAACTCTTCCTTCCAATCGGCAATTGTTGCGCTTGCTGAATTAGCTTCTTCTACATCTGTTCCATCAAGTGATGGCATTGTGAATGAAGATGCATTTTCTTCAGGTGGCGTATTATTACTAACTGCTGCGGTGTCCTCATTTTGAATTTGCGTTTGCGTTTCTACCTGCGCTTCGTTCTCTTCGGCTTTAAAGTTATGACTTTCGGCTTCTCTGTAATCATCTACGCTTGGAATACCGGTACTAGCCTTGTAAACCGGTTTTGTTTCTTCCTGTGTTGTTTGTTGATTTTGCTCTTCTGACATGTTTGTGTTTTTTCGTTACGAAATTATATATTTAAGGAACATCGTTGATATGTTGGTCAAATTCTAATATCTCTTTAGTTGCTTCAGCTATTTCATATTTTGCAAGTAAATCACCATAATGACCTACTGCCTTTCTTTGTATTTCCAAGAATTGTAATAAGAATTGCCCTACTACACAATCTTCATCCTCTGCTTTTTTGTAAAATTCTTTATATTTATTATACACTTCAAGCTCCATTTCGTATCCTATTTCTAAAGATTCGCCAATAGTTTTTACTTTATCTTTAATAGCTTCAATTGAAGGCATGTCAGCGCAATCACCCATGTCATTTTGGAATTCAACATGCATTTGATAATGCGTTAATTCTTCAGCGCTTTCTGTTAAAAAATACTTTTGCGTACCAAAAAAGCCATATTGTTGCATTTGGTTAGCCAAAGCTTTCCAAAGATTAGACTGATACAATTCTAAATATAACGCCTCTTGCAAGACGCTTTTCATACTTTTCGATAATAAAGATTTTACCATTTTATTTTGTTTTCATTGTTTGTACTTGCTTTTTGTCGCTTACCGCTATTCTAGCATCTGCTGCTATTCTTTGAGCAATAACTTTTGCTTCTTTTTGTATTTCAGCTTCTTGAATATCTTTATCCTTCTTACCCATTTGAATAATATATTCCCATTGTTTTTCAGCATTAATTTTAGCTATATCTGCATTTAATTGGTCTTGCAATGTAAGACGCTTTTCTTGTTCAGCTGTTTGAACTGCCATTGCATTACCTTGAGCGGCTTCTCTTACTTTTTGCAATTCATATTCTTGCATCTTCTCTCTACGCTTCTTAATCTTATATGCAAGTATCATTGCTGCCATTTTTAAATTACGACAACTCATTACAAGTATTTTGTCTTCCGGTTCAATAAGTCCTTGAGAATCTCTAATATTTAATTCTTGTATCAACTGCTGTCTTTCATAATCAGCTGGACTATCTTCAATAAATATACCAAATTCATGAATAGATATATCAGGATTGATTTGGAAAAATTTAACAGTTTCCGTACCTAACGCTCTACCATAACCTTCTACCTTACCTAATTTAACAGCTATTTGCACTTTTGCAACAATAGCATCTGCAACATTTTGCACCAATTGCTTATCTGCAAAACTCAATAAGTATAAGGCATTATTAGTACTTTCCATTGCAGCATTTGCAACTGGAACTAATGTTTTTGCATTTGGAGTAGAGCCATCTGTCAATTCATTTAATCCTGATATTTGACGCATCATATCAATGGTATTTTGTAACTCTTGATACAATTGACCAAATACGGCTAATTGCCCCGAAGCTTCAATACTGACTGGCTTATAGTTTGGATTTTGACTTAATAAGTCTGTTGAGCGATAAGGTACAACAAAATTAGAAAATATAAAATCCATAACCTTTGTCGGATTCATCTTATCCCCACCGCCTCCAAAATCAACTCCTTCTAATGCATTTAAATCTATATTTATTAAATATGGAATTAATTTATTAGACATATTTTGAAGCCTAAACCAAGCCAAACACGCTTTATCTTCTAATGGAATCAATCTTTCTGTAATACCTGCAAAACGCATTTTATAAAAATTCCATGAGTATAATTGGATATTCAATTTAGTATCCCACCAAGACGAAGGTTTTCTAATTTGATTTTCAGACATCCCCCAATCGTACATATAATCAGTTTGAATCAACCACTTACACTTATAAACAACCTTTTTAGTAACAGGCATATATACAGGCTCGGCTTGACCTTTACTCTTTGAGTCAACTAAACTAGGTACAGAACCTGCGTAATCAAATTTTTCAATAGTCCCTTTTTCATTTACCGCTAAATCCGCTTTATTTAAATCCTGATACTTTGTTTTACCAAAACGAGCATTGCCTCTGTTATCTATTTCTTCTTTATAAGTGTAATCATTCCATGATAGGAATTCAAAGTCTAAAATAAGCACCTTAAAACGATTCCAATATTTTGAATAATCTGTGCCATACATAAAGTTAGATGGATTACCAAAGCGTCCGGCTACAGATTGAACTATCAAGTTTAATTGGTCGGGGGAAAAATAAGGTGCCAAGTCCCCTACATATACTTCTCTAACTTCTCCAAAATGTACCAAATCGGAAAAATCATTTTTTGCGCAATATGATAATACTAAATTTTCTGGATTAACCTCTCTCACATTTACCGCACCATTCTCATCTATATATTCAGTATATCCACCAATACCAAAATCAAATAAATTTTCAATAGTTCTTTTTCTTTTTTCGTCAAATTTATTTTTATACATCGTTAAAGCGATAGCACATTCTGCCTCCATTGCCATAACATGTTTGTAGCCAAATTGTTGTTCCATTAACAACTGCTCCATATCTTCAGGCTCGCCTTCCATTGGCTTTAATACTGGACTATTAGCTAATTGCTCATTACCTGCTTTAATTGCAGCTTCACGCATCATTACTTTAACCTTCATTTCATTAAAGCGTTCATCTTCTTCACTTTTAGCTAAAGGGTCAACTGCAAACGCTTGCAAATCATAACGCCTTTGAACAAGTTTTGAAATAGCTATCTCTCTATACTTTGTTAAAAATGATGGCGGAGTCCAATCCGTATTAAGCCATGTCTTATCTGTTTGCTCATCTACATTTAAAAGTTTTTTATACTTTGTAGTACTTTGTCTTCCTAATGCATACTCTCTTATTTCATTCATTTTTGATTGACCAAAATTCAACATATTATTTGGCACATAACCACGGGAATCACCCCATGCCGCTTTGCAATATTGAAGTATCCAATCATATCCTTTTTCCCTTGGGTCAATCTGTTGATTAGGGTATGTATTTGTAGCTTGTTGCATTAACTAAATAAAATTTATTACCAAAATTAATTAAAAGTAAATAAAAAAAACAAAATATATTTATTAATTAAATTAATATAATTCTCTTCCTATTAAAAGGTCATCATAATTCATTTCCATTTTTGTATTATAGGAAAATCCATTGTGCTGAATTGCTACAAAAGGGCTAGATACATAATACTTTCCAAGACCCGCCAACGCTCTGTCAATGTGAGCATCATCAGGCAATGATAAGTACGTTTCGTAGAATCTTTTATTTACAATATAACAATGAAATCCGGAAAATTCTTTTACCGAATTATCCTCCAAAATCTCTCCTAAATAAATACCACTTAAATATACATCAAAATCTTCAGGTTTATGCTCTAAAAAATAAGAAAAACTATCCTTGTTAGTAAAACGAACATCGTCTTCCATTATGCATATTTCAGGTAAACTATTATCTAAAGCGTACTTAACGCATTGCTTGTGCGCTAAATTTATAGCTTTCTTAACCGAATGACTATCATGAACTGCCGGGAAAAATTTAAAATCTCTTATGCCTTGAGTCTTAAATTCCTGCATTAACATATCAAATCTAGCAGCCGAATCAAAATTATGAATCACTGCTATTTGCATATAATGTTTTTAATCTTGTTAAAAGCTCCTTCGTATGTATAATACTCATTGTATATCTCTTTGATTTTCAACTGCTTATCAACTATCTGCAAATCGGTATAACCTTTTAGAATTTCTTCTATTTTATTTGCATCTTTTTCTTCTATCACAATTCCATAATCTTCAAAATTAGCATCAAAACAGCCAATGAATTCATCAGAAATATATACAGGAATAGTTTCATATTGCATACATTCTGCTATTCTAAAACTATTTAAGCCATACCCTCTTGGACATAATCCAAATAATGAATGAGAAATTATATCGCAAAAATCTTGTATATTATGCTCTTTGTCCGAAACGTAATAATCCTTATTTTTTATATTAAATACATTTTCCCTAATCGGATGAGTATGTGTGCCAATAAAAGATGCAAGAATAGACTTCTTCCCATTCCATCTATATGAGTGTGGCTTACACAATAAAGGTATTTCTACCCCTGTCTTTTTACTCATACTAAAGACTAGAATATCCAAATCTTTAAAATCTGTCATTACTCCGTCATCATATTGGCAGATAGTCCAATACTTTAAATCTTTAGGTAACTTATCTACATAATCTTGCAATTGTTTTCTCGCTACAGAATTATTCCCATAATTATTATTAACATGATATGCTGTCCATTGAATCGGAAGATAATGCCTTTCCGTATTAGGTATATGCTCGTGTGAAACCCAATCTTCAAATATAATATCATTCTCCCAAGGGTATATTGTATTTATTGTTGGAGTAAATTCTTCTGGTATGTGTATCATATTTTGTATTTTCGGATGTATAATGCGTCTGTCCATGTTTCGGCTACCCATTCTCCTGTTTCAACTCTTTCAAATCCTCTTTGCAGCATAAAATAATCAAGTTCCTCTATCAACATACACCCTTTATAAGTTTCCCTCATATTTACCTCAAGTAATGCGTAATCAATATTCTTAATCAAATCGCCCATCCCTTCTATTGCCAAATGTTCCGCACCTTGTAAATCAACGTTTAAAAAGTTAATACCTGATACATCTACATTTTTTAGCAATGTATCTACCCTTTCCGTTCTCATGGCTATTTGCTCTACATAATGCACTTCCGGGTGAATCAATGCATGAACACCTAACTCCAAAATAGATGAACTTTGGCTTTCATTATTTGAAACATTAAATACTACTTCATCGCCATCCACATTACTCAAGCAAGCATTATATGCTGTTTGTTGTGGGTATAGTTTTATATTTTGCTGAAGGTCTAAATAAACTTTGGGTATAGCCTCTACCCATATAACCTTTCCCTTGCAATAACTGTCATAGACATCTCTTTCCTGTCCGGTAGAAGCTCCCAAATGCAATACACCGTTTATATCTAACTTATGCTTGTTGACTAAATAGTCAAATGAAATCATCATATACTTGCGTTTTTATTAACTTGATTATCTATCCAAACATATAAATTTTCTAACCCTGTTTTTAAAGGCTTTGATGGTCGCCACCCTAAAACTTCTTGTATTAACTCATTATTTGAATTTCTTCCCCTTACGCCTATTGCGTTAGATTCTATATTTTTAATTTTTATATTTTTACCCGAAATGCTAATTACTAATTTAGCTAAATCGTTAATAGATATAATTTCATCAGAACCAATATTAACTGGCTTTCTATAATCAGATTCAAGCAATCTCATTACGCCTTCTATACATTCATCTATGTATAAAAAAGACCTTGTTTGCAAACCATCTCCCCATATTTCTATTTCTCCCCCATCTTCAGTTTCGCATACTTTTCTAGTAACAGCTGCTGGTGCTTTTTCTTTACCACCACTCCATGTACCATCTTCTCCAAATATATTATGAAATCTAGCTATTCTTATATCAAGACCATAATTTCTGTAAAAAGAATCAAATAATATTTCACTAAATATCTTTTCCCATCCATAAGGACTGTCTGGGTTAGCCGGGAAACAATCACTTTCTTTTAAACCTTTGTTGTCTGTAGACTCTTGTATTTCTTGTGGGTATGCGCAAGCGCTTGATGAAAAGAATAATTTTTTAACGCCACATTTGGAAGCGTAAAATGCAATATTTAAATTTACCAATGCAGAGTTATGCATAACATTTGCATCATTATCTCCTGAAAAAATATACCCTGCGCCACCCATATCCGCCGCCATTTGAATTACTAAATCAAATGCATTATCCTTATCTAGTAAATTATGTTGTTTTGGCGACCACAAAACCCTGCTAACTAATTGCTCATCTCTTAAATCACCAACAATAAATTCATCTGCTTTTGTTTCAGAATGTTCTGGGTATTTTAAATCTACCCCTCTTACCCAATAGCCATCCTTTTTTAATCTTTTAACCATATGGCTACCAATAAATCCTCCTGCTCCGCAAACTAAAGCTGTTTTCATGTTTATTTATTTAATTTTAAATACCATTGTTTTTTAAACCACCATAATCCCCAATTATTCAAAGTATCTTCTGAATGTAAAATATCTTCCGGATTAAAAGTCTGCCCATTTAATTCATCTCTTAAAAAAACTTTAGGGACTACTTCGTCAACCGCTCTCATTACTTCAGGAGCATTGTAATCATGCCCTGCTAATATGTTTTCATCTTTTACCTTTGGATACCAAGCTTTTATTTCTTTTTTAGTTTCTTCGTAAGTATGTGACGAATCAATGTAACAAAAATCAAGATAACCATCATTAAATAATTTTACCGCCTCTAAACTTTCAAATGGAACTACTTCAATAAATTCACCTAGCCCGCTTTTTATAATGTTTTGGTAAATAGTTTTCATTTGTAAATAACCGCCATAATCCATATTATCTACCATATACAACTTAAACTTTTTACCAAGTCTATTTATTTCTTGTGCTAAATAAATAGCACTATCGCCATTGGCAACTCCAACTTCGCAAACTTTGCAATCGTCAGGAAGCTCTTTCGCAATTCTTTGATAGAAGTGCTGAAAATCAAACATAATTAATTCACTCATAATTTTACCCATTCAGGTTTTACAATATCGCTTGTGTCTAATCCGCACCATCCTTCACTAAACCAAAATTGCGGGAATATTACTTTTTTATTTTCATTTCTGTTTAAATAAGCTCCCCACCAACTAAATGTAGATGGACTACATATTTGATGCTCACACCAACTCATTTCTATTAAATCACTTTGCTCATCTGTGTTTCCAGAGTATTCGCAATCACTTCTATGGGCAAACGCTTTTTGACACCAAGCTATATCATCTGAAAAAAACTTAAATTTACAATCAGGAAACATGCTCATTGCTTTCTCGTACCATTCTACCGTTACCTCTGGATGTTTTTGTCTTAATTCCAAATAATCCCCTCTTCTTACATGAACTGCGACATATCCTTCTTTCTTTACCCAATCAAATTTTAATAAATATAAAATCTCACTTCTGTATTCATCAAAGTATTTTGCTGTTTGCCTATAGCCTTCAATGATTATATTTTTATCTCTCCAAGATTCTTCAAATGGCAATTCTTCGTATGAATGCCTGCCTTCCCATAATTGTATTTTTTCAATATCAGGATTGAAGCTAAAGTTTACTAAATGTGGACAATAAATAGGATTCCATTTAGGATTCGTACTTTCTTTTGGAACGGTAAAATCTAAATCATGCTTCAAAGCGTAAGCCATTGCTGTAGCTGCTTCAAAAAGCCAATTACCCATTCTTCCTGCGTTTGTAAAAGATACCATAAGTAAAATTAATTAATTTAATTTAATTTCCTAATCTTTTCTATTAATATTTCTCTAAAATCACCTGTTCTTTGAACATTATTTATATAATGAGATTGATTGTGAACCAAATGCTCATACCTTAATCCGTGAACAATATGAATATACCTACCTGACATTAGCCAATTGTAATTTTGAAATAAACTATCACTTGTTACGGGGTCTATTGTAGCATCCCAAACATCGCAATAAGCATTTTTGTTTACAAAATAATTCATACAATTTAAGCAGGTTTCAAACATTGGCTTATCTATATATTCTTTTAAGTTGTCTTTGCTAATTATTAAATTAGAATACTCTGTATAATTGAACGTTGGCTTTGCCCAATCGGGAGCTAAAATCATACCTTCTGCCCATTCTTGTTCAAAAATTTTATCAAGATATAATGTATCTATTTGATTATCAGAGTCTAATATGATACAATAATCAGTAGGGGATAGGCTAATAGATACATACTTATTAGCATAACAATCCCTATTAGTCAAATTTCTATATAATTTAACTTTAGATAACTTATCACACTCCGCCTTTAATTTGTTATAAATATGTTCATCACTTGCATCATCTACGATAACAATAGCTTCTACCCTATCATCATTGTAAACTTCTTTAAAACTATTTAATGTCATTTCTACTCTATTCCAAGTAGGTATGCAAATTGATAAGGTTCTCATGGTTGTATTTCTCCTAGTTTTTGATAGTATCTATTTTCTATGAATGGTCGCCAATCTATAAACTGACCACCTATATCAGACATCCCTTCTTTCTGTGTGCAAAGTAACGGATATGTTATGTAAGTTTGTTGCATAGGTTGTATTTTTTCAACAATGCAATTGTCTATCGGAGCGTATAAGCCCTGAATTAATATTTCTTTCATCCCTTGCAATGACAAAGCCCAAGCGTGGGTAGCAAAAGCTTTCTCTACTCTTAATAAATTAGGGGATGTTCTCGCCCTAAAACCACCAGTAACTTGCGCTCCTAATAGCAATATATGCCAAGCTTCGGGTAGTTGTTTTACTACCTTTTCCATTGTTTCATTAGGATTGCCACATGACTCAACAAACATTGCGTCATCTTCAAAAATCAATACTGAATCCCATTTATTTTCAACCGCTTTCTCAAATATGCCCTGTACTGTAAGGCGTAGTCCTTCTGCTCCTTTTTCATGCTTAATAGCATTAACTAACTCATATGGGATATTCCACTTATCTAACTCGCCGGCTATATCTAATAACCTATCAGTCCTTTCTGGTAAATTTATAACGAATATCTTCGTAAAAAAATCAATCCAAGCCATTATGCTATTTTTGTTTGTTTAAAAAAGTCTGTTATCTTAATTCTATCTTCTGACTTCTTAAAAATTGCTCGTTTAAAATAGTCAGCAACAAGCGTCCACCCGCCTCCCATTACAAGGTCACTTACTTCGGTTTCATTTACGTTAAACTTAAGAAGCCCATCATATTTATCGTCTATCAATTCCGGATATATCAATTTGCCCTCTTTGCCATGCGTTAAGATATACTGCTCCCATAGATTTACCATAAGTGCTTTATTATCAGCATTAGGGTCAATACCATAATTTGCTTTATCGGGCAATCTCATTAGAAAGCCTTCGCAATTATTATCTATAAAGAACTTACGCAAACCCCCATCCATTTTAGCCTCTATCAACATCTGTCCGCCATAAGCAAAGCATTGTAAAACCATATCCATATGGAATAACTCTACCATTCTAGGTCTTGCATGATACTTACTAACAAACATCATGTTATACACTGGGTCATTGTTACCTATGTCATATCTATTTAACACCAAGCTTGTGGCTTTAGAACCTTCGCCATATTCAACAACTGAATTCTGAAACGGGTCACATCCCATAATAAATTGAACAGGATTTTTAGGTAAAAACAAAGACCCCCTAGTTATGTATGTTTCACCTTCAGGTCGTTTAAAGTTTTTAGCTATAGTCCATCTTGCGTTTTCTTTAGTTGTAGGATGCCATTCAGCTTCTGTAAAAGGTTTACCATCTTTCCATGCCCAATTGCCATATTCTAATACTTCCTTTTCGTTTATTTTAGATATCTCATACAAGTCGTTCAATAATACAGCATCAAAATGGCAATTATTATTCCGAAGCATAAACATCTCCCTTTCATCAAACGGGTTCATCCTTATCTCTTCCTCTAATTGTACGCTTTCTAAAATCTTTCTTTTTTCTTTTAAATATTCTTTTGCACCTAATTTAATATCCTCTTCATTCAGGTCACCTGCGCCTACATAGTTTTCAACTAAAAATTTATATTGCTCTTCGTTTGGCGGGTCAATAACACTCATCCCATATCTATCTATAAAACCCAAGTACCCGTCATAAGCCGGAGAAAAGTATTTAGCAAGTCTATTAGGAGTTTTTGGGTATTTAGTATGGTCTGCGTTATCCCAGACAATCTTAAATTCTTCTCCTCCACTAGTCATTGAATTAGATGTTGATGGACATTCTATAAATCCCACCCTTTTAGCACCTTTTACAAGTGTCTTGCTTACAATTGATATAAATGTCGAGAATGGGTTTTCTTTTGCCCATTTTCCGCCTTCGTCAAACAATCCACGACTTAACCTTCCGGAGTCATAAGAGTTCAAGGATGGCGCTCTATAATCAATTTTAGACCTATGTCCGGTATCTGTATCAATTGTACTTCCTTTTCCACCCTTTACTTCTACAGACTTATGCGCAAATACAAGTTCACTTACGCTGTCTTTGTTATTTAATTGCTTTGGCTTTAAAAATACGGGCAACTGCCTGTATCCAAAAGAAATCATGTTTGTAAATGCAGCTTTAGCATCTATCTGCGTTTTGCTTGTTAATCCGCAAAAGCTATTTTTATAGAAGATACACTCATAAACGATATTTGATGTTGCTTGCGATGTTGCACCCTCTCTACGCTTTTTACCCCTAACAACACCTAGACACCAAGGAGTCTTTTCCCAATGGTCTAAAAACAAGAAATAACGTCTATCTGCATCCCTGAAATCACCATAGATATCATCCTCTAATTTCCACCATTGAAGATAAAAATAGTGTTTACCTGTAAGAAAAGTTGGCACTCCATTATTATAAAACCAAAACCCCTTTCTACATCTATCTACCTCTCTTGCTGCAAATTCAGATTGCTCTAAATCTAATAGCGCATTACCCTCTTTATCGTATTCTACCGATTCAAAAAATTTAGGCAATTCTCTTCTTCTCCAATACTGCTCACTAGCAATATCAGCTCCCCAATCTTCAATTTCATCAGGGACGGGAGGTAGATTAATTTCTACCCCGTATATTTTTATTTTATCAGACATTATCTTCTTGACTCTGCTATAGTTTCAACAAATGGTTTTTTGACTACATCTTTATGCTCATCTCCAGTAACGCCCGCCGAAATGCCTAATTCCTTAATGGCTGCGGAAATACTAGCGCTGTCGTTCCAGATAACTTTTAGTCTTTCAAATGTTTTGTCTTTAGGGTCATCAAGTAACAAATTGCTTATATTGGTTTTATTCAATAAATCAGCCATCTCATTCGCCTTCCTATTTAAAGCGTAAAATAATTTGGCTGCGCCATTTTGTTCATAAAGTGAAAGTTTGTGTTTTAGTTCTTCTAGTGTTTCCATGTTTTGTTTTTAGTTATTCTTCCTCATCTGCGTTGAATTCAGATTTAGCTTCTTTTGTTGCAGCTGACTTTGCTTGCATAATAGCCGCTGTAATATTTTCTGGTGTTGATTTTTTAATTGGCACATATTCTTGTGTTTCCGCATCATATACACCTTCTTGATACAATTCGGCAATTTTTTCTGCAATTAATTTATCACGCAATTTAGCAAATTCTTCAAACTCTTTTTTAGTTATTCCCTTTTTAATTGATTCAGGGTTCAACTCATCACTATTTTGCGCCCTATTTATTACCTCATCCATAGGCTTCATTGCCTTATCTGAATAATAACTAGAATATCCTATTCCTAAAATATTTGGCATCAATACGGTTAATAATGATACAAAACCATCTTCTTTTGCAGCCTCGTATGCATCGTCAGCATACATTGGATATACATGAACTATTTCCATTGGGTCAAAATCTTGACCTATGGAATTCTTACCTGTAGCCGCACTTATTAAATAGGCATTATTTGGGGCTAATTTATTTCTAAAAAAGCTTAAAGTTGACCTCCAAGCAAAAGCTCCTGCTTCATTAGCTTCAAATTTGCTTTTAGCGGCTCTAGCATAACCAAATTCAACCCATCTTAAGAATGTTCTAATATAAGCGGCTTGCCCTGCTGTAAAATCATAAACTTTACCATTAAATCTAACTTGCAAGAATTCGGGTTCGTCTGGGTCCATTGATACAGCACCACCTGCTGCTGCAAAAGCTAATGTTGTAGCTATTACGGTAGTTGTATATGATGCCAAATCCTTCATTGCCATTTTTCTAACTTCTTTAGGCATCCTAACATAATAAGCCGGATTCAGGGTGTTCATATTTGCAGCCATTAATCTAGCTCCATAAAATAAAGAACCCATAACTTTTTCCGCTTTTCTTGACTCTAAAATTTCAAGCATATTCCCACTACCTGTACTATTCATCACAAGTTTAGCCATTTGCTCGTATTCATTAGGGTCGCTTTCTCTAGTTATTCCTTTTCTTAATAACTCTTTTTTGTATTTATTATACAATTCATATCTAGCGACATTTAAAGATGCATCCGCTATTCTTTGTGATGCAGTTATCAATTCCCTTAAAATAGGTATTTTAAATACAAAACTTTTAGGGAACATTTCGTTTTGCTTTTTAGGGTCAATACTATCTAGCTCATTGTACCTAATGCCATCTTTTACTGACTCTTCAAAATCAGGTGCTTGATGTATTCCGTACATTAATCTATCGTAGTTCTTTTGACTAAATACAGATTGCGCTCCGGCAAATATAAATTTCCTTGCAATATCCCATTTTCTAGGGTTCAATGTTAATTTTGCCAATTGCCTAAACCAAATAGAAGCATCCACGGCAGTTTGAACAATCCTTCTCACTCCCAATACGCTTTGAATTTTATCCCAAGCTTTTTCCCATTTGCTTAATTTATTAGTCTGGTCTTTATATCTATCTAGGGCAATGGCTTTTTCAAGTTCAATTACCCTATCTGTCATTTTTTTGGTTTTATCAGAAACTTTATATTTTATAGTTTCTTTTGCCTCTTTATCGTAATTTTTATTTTTTAAATCGTCTTCTAATTTTTTAATTTTTCTATCTAAATATTTTTGTCTTTTTTGATTATAATCAGCATCGGTCACTCCGTCTTTGCCAATGGTCGGAGATTTTTCTTCAACACCCTCTTCTGCTAATTCTTTAGCTTTATTTAGTGCTTTAACTTCTTTTACCTTTCTTTCTAACTCTTGCACTCTTTTGCCCTTTTCTGCCATTTGGCTTTCAGATTTAACCTCTTCTTCTCCCAACCTAGCTTTTTCTAATAATGCCAATAATTCAGCCTCTCTGCGCAATAATCTTAATCCTGCGTTTATTTCATCAGACGTTCTTTTTTTAAGATTATATTTACCGGCAATTACATCCAATACATCTCTTTTTGTTAATCCCTCAACTAGTTCAGAAAACTCTTTATGCACTTCAGTAACAATATCATCTAATTTAGAAACGCCTTCAGCAAATAAGCTTTTAACATATTTATTCATATGTGGAGCTACTGCAATTAATTGAGGCAAATACGGCGCAGAAACCATTAACCCACCATCACCTTTGCTGACTTTTTTTACAGCCTCTCTTGCAGCCGCCAACGCAGCTTTTCTTTCTTTTACAAATTCTTCGTGAGATTTTTTAACTTTTGCTTTCCCTTCTTTTTTTAACTCGTTTTCAGCTTCTGTTTTAATTTGGTTTTCAATATCATTTTCAACAGATTCTTTTAACTCCTTTTTCGCTTTTTGTACTTTTTCAAATTTGGCAGTTTCTTCCACCATCATTTTAGGAGTCAACGGAAACCCTTTATCTTCTTGCCTAGTCAATAAAAAGTTTGATAATGTATTAGCTTCATTGAGCTTCTTCATTATTTTTAAACTTTCTAATGCCTTACCTGCTAAAGATGCTCCCTGTTGGAATATGTCAGCAAATTCTGCAATCTTTTTTAATAGCTCTTGAGAAGGATTATTTTTTAATTCCAAATCTAATGCAGCCCTGTATTCAGCCATAAATGCATTTTCGTAATTAGACAAAGCATCTCCTCTTCTAATTTTATCGTATAAAGATTCAACACTTACGCCTTTCTTAATCATTTCTTGAGCTGCTTCTCTTAACATTTCACGATTCTCAATAGGCAATCCTTTATACGCAGGTAGTCCAAGACTTTCTCTTAATTTGCTTAATTCCGCTTTTGTTATGCGGACATAATCTATATCTTGATTTTCTAATCCTACACCTTGAATTTCTTCTGGGATTTGCGTAATACCTTTGGGCTGTGTGGCTTCGCCTTCTTCATCGGTAATTCTTTCCCCTTCGACTCTTGGTTCCACTCGTCTACGTCCACCCCTTGTTTCTCCATCTTCTCCTTGTTTTGGTTGAAGTACTTTCTTTGTGCTTCGCTTTTGTACGGCATCTTTTATATTTTTAAAGGTTGATAAATCAAAGTTTGACTTTGCGATTTCAATGAAATCTTCTTCTGTAAAATCAAGTTCGTCTATTGCATTCTTATTTGATTCGTATTTTAAGTTGTCTTTTATAAATTTCTTTTTATTTCTAAAACTCTTTATTGAATTTAACTTGTCAACTGCACCTTCTGTTCCTAAAATTTCTTTAACAGCCATTTTAGAAAATTGCTCAAAAGTCAAGTTTTGGAACTCTTCTGCTGTCAAATCTTTAAATCCTGTTAAGTTCTTTATTTTAGTCCATAAAGTTTTTAACCAATCTTGGAATGATTCTTTTTTGCTCTCTAATACAAATTGCGCTCCCTTATCACCAATAGCCATAGCTAATGCTTCGTGTTTAAAGTAAGCCTCTCTTTGCTCTTCTGTAGCTAATTTATCTGCTTGTTCTTGGTAAAATTTACTATTCTTCGCTTTTTGCAAGTATGGTGACTTTTCAACCAATTCCATGCCCTTATCATACAATTTAGTATCATTGTTCTTAACCCACTCTGTCCAAATATGACCTGCTTCATGTATTATGGTATTAGGATTAAGTTTTTCTTTGTTTAAATACATTCTATTGTCATAAGAAAATCCTAATATATCTTCGCCATTTTGATTAGCCATAAACATTGGCATTTGCGCTTTTGACCTTACTTCAGTCGACTCTATGCTTGCTAAAACCTTATCAGCTAAAACTTTATTTTTAGGAAGAAATCCGTTGGGGCTTAAAATTTTAATAGATGGCAATTCTAAATTTTCTAAAGACATATTATTAAAAAGAAAATCATCATCTATATTTTCAACTTTTGGCAATTCAAGAGTTGTTAAAGAATTATTATAATGAAGAAAATCACTACCTATTTTTATAACATTTGGTAATTTAAGAGTTTCTAAAAAAGATTCATTACTATAAAGAAAATCAGCTCCAACAAGCACAACATTTGGCAAATTAACACTTTCTAAAGATTCATTAAAAAAAAGAAATTGATTCCCGATAGATTCAGCTAATGGTAAATCAATGCTAGTTAATGCTTCATTGTATTTAAGAAATGAACTTCGAATGTATATAACAGATGGAAGATTAACTTTTGCTAAAGATTTATTTTCAAAAATAAAATTATACCCAACGCCTTCAACTAAAGGCAAATCTAAACTTGTTAAAGATTGATTATTATGAAGAAAATCACTTCCAATTATTTTAACTAACGGTAAATTTATATTTGATATAGATTCATTACCATATAAAAACTCCTCCCCAATTGTTTCAACCAAAGGCAAATCAATATTAGTTAATGATTTGTTTAAATAAAGAAATTTATCACCAATTGTTTTAATAGATGGTAATTTTATATTTGTTAAATCTTTAGCACTACTTAAAAATCTGTTGCCTGCATATTTTAGCAAAGGCAATTCAACATTTGTTATGTATTGATTTCTATACAAAAAATCAGCGCCTATTATTTCAACAGAGGGCAAGCTAATACTTTCTAACCTGCGATTATCATAAAGAAACTCGCGGTCAATGCTTTCCACTAATGGCAAATCAATACTAGTTAAAACGCTAGATTGCATAAATTTACTGCCAATATTTTTAACAGACGGTAAACTTATTGTTGTTAAAGACTCGTTGTAAAGAAGAAATTCAGAACCTATTTTTTCCACCAAAGGCAAATTAATTTCTTCTAAAAGATTGTTTAGAGGAAGGAATTCACTTTCAATTGATTTTACTAATGGTAAATTTATTTTTTTTAAATATTTATTATTAGTTAAAAAACCAGAGCCAATTTCAGTTGCTAATGGAAGATTAACTTCTTCTATATTTTCATTTCTAGATAAAAAATTTGACTGAACTTTTTTAAGTAACGGGAAATCAATATTTTTTAAAGATTGATTTCTTCGCATAAAGCTTTCGCCAATAGCCGCAATATTTGGCAAATTGACACTTGTTAAATATTCATTGTTATAAAGAAAATTATAACCAATCATTTGCGCAGATGGCAAATTAAGATTTTCTAAAGATTCATTATATTTAAGAAACTCATCGCCAATAATTACAGCAGAAGGTAGATTAACATTTTTTAAAGATGATTCATTTCTACTAATAAATTGACCACCAATAACACTAACTAATGGCAAATCAATACTTTCTAAAGAAAGATTACGGTAAAGAAACTCATCGCCAATACGTTCAACTAATGGCAAATTAACGCTTCTTAAGGTTTCATTTAAATAAAGAAAATCATTACCAATAGATTTAACCGATGGCAAATCAATACTAGTCAAAGATTTATTGTAAAACATGAATGAATTCTCTACCCTTGTAATATCGCCACTTATTTTATCAAGCACCCCATCAACAAGCTCAAGAATTAAGGAACCTTTATCTGATTGAATTTTTACAGTATTCTTGTCAAAAGAAATTTTATTAATATCACCCAGCGTTATCAGATTTCTGTTATTTGCTACAGAAGTTGCAGTCTTATTTTTTGAATCAATTAAATAATCGTCAACAATTTTTTGCGTAGACTTATCTATTATATGCAAATTCCCATCATAGTATCCATTTTTGCTAATATAAACACCATTAATCTCTTGGTCATATTTAAATAATCTACCTTGATTGTCTTTTTGTATGTAATCAGGAAGTGATGCGCGTCCACTTGCTTTTCTTTTTTCAGGAACCCCTTCTATGCCATATATAGCTTTTTCAAGTCCTTTTATTATATTATCTAATTCATTATCAAATGTATTATCTGGAGATGATACGGTATGGTTATATCTATTTTTTATTGAAATTGCTCCAACCGAAAGGTCGTCGCCAGTTCTTCCTATTTGAACGCTCATTGAAGATGTTCCATAAGGGTCTTCTCTTTTTGGTTCTACATTTAATAAATCATATGAGCCATCTTCTTTTTTTAAACCTTTTTTATCTAAATAATTACGCCATAAAATAGCACCCTCTGATTCTTCTTTTAAATATGCTTGCGTTACTTCGTTTGCATGCAATACTGTTTCTGCCTCATTCCTTCTTAACCAAAATATAAAATTCTTACGCGCTCTGCCTTCAACATTATTATATGTGCATAATAATTCTGCATTTTTAAAATCCTTTTTAAATACCAATATATCGTCAGCCGTACTTGGTCTATGAAACACATATCCCGCTTCTTTTGATAATTCTTCTGGAGTTTTACCCTTTGCATCTGCGGCGTCAGAATTCTTTTGAATCGCTATTCTAAATAAACCATCCAAATTATCGCCCATTTTATCTACAATAAATGAAACATCTTCCTTTATTGGTATTTTTGCTGTTATAAAATCAACAAATTCGGTAGGATAATCTAATGCAATAGGTATTTTACTTCTTATTGTTTTAGCTGCTGTTTCGCCAAATTTTTTCTTTAAAATATCAAATCCATTAACAACAGGTCGAGGAAGCTCTTGAACAGGAGATTGAGCTTTTGAAGTTACCGGGCTACCCAAATCCATACCAAAGATACGAGCAATATCTGCAATGCTTTCTGTGGCAATTCTTTCAAAATCTTCTAATTCTAATTTAGCCTGCTTTTTTAATTCTTCTGCGGTTTTAATGTTTTCAATATTTATTGCCTCTCCTTTGCGAATAGACTCTGATATGTCATTAAAAAAGTCAACAACCTGCTTTGTGCTTTTAATATTTTCAAATGGTTTAAATGCGCCATTTGTTATCTTTTCTATTATATCATTTATAATAGCAGCAATTTTTTGGAATGTACTTGTAGATAATTTAGTTTCCTGTTCAGCTAACATAGCTATTAATTCTGCTAAATACTCCTCGTAAGTATCATTTTTTGCATAAGTAGCCCTATCAGCAAAATCAATTAATGTTTGATTAGCGCTTTCATTCAATACAGATGATATTTTCTCCTTAAATTCTTTAAACAATTTGGGATTGTCACCAAATGCCTTTAACATAACTCCATGAGCTATTTCGTGCGCTACTGTTCTATTATTCGCTTTGTTTAAATTAATATCAATACGACCTGAATATTCACCTTTCTTTTTAGAATAGCTAAAGTTGCCTGCCCCAAATAATTGTCCTTTAGCATCTTTCATGGCTGCGTTATAACTTTCATTGCTACCATGTATTACAATATCAAAATTAGGCAACACCGACTTTAAGGTTGTTATCATTTTTTCAGCTGCATCAATAATGCTAATTTTAGCTTTATCTTCTGTCTTTGACCTTAAATCATTCATAGCAGTTTTATCTGATACGGATGCGCCTTTTCGTTGTTTTGCTTGTTCTTTTTGGAATTCTATAACATCACCACTTGCCCCAAATTCAGCTGCCTTATCAAGCATAGAATTAGCATCATCAAGTATAACCGGCGCTTGAGCTGCCTTACCAAACATCTGCTTCATCTTATTGCCAATCCTATCCGTAATAGCGCCTAAAACCTCTGAAGGGGCAACCTCTGTTGTTGTAGTATATCTATTATAAGCATCTTCAACAATTTGTCTTAATGCCTTTGTGTTGTATCCTAATTCTTTTGCTATTTCTCTTTTAATGTCATCCAATGCTGTAACTCCATCTTTTACATAATCAGCTACAATTTCTTGCATTGCTTCTACATCTTCTGTAGTTGTTTCTCTAACAGCAAATGGAGCTTCTTCCAATCCTTCTTCTTCTAATTTTCTTCTAAACTCTTCTTCTTCAGCTTGCATTTGCTCGCTCATTCTGTCCTCATATGATTGTTGAGTATATTCAGGACTATATCTTTCTAAATAAGCTTTAGCTGCATCAAATTTTGTATTGTTATTTCCAATCTCTTCCATTAAAGCTTCCTTTATTTTATCTTCAGGAACTCTTTGCTTGTTTGCTTCCCATAATCTATGCGCCAAATCATCTAAAGATTCATCACCCGCAACATAATCTCTAGCTTTAGCTTCCTCTGATTTTGTCTTAACTTTTCTTCCGGTGTTTAATGTAGCCCTATTGGTAGCAGTACTGCCCGCAATTTCATTAATTGCAGCCTGACTAACCGTACCTCCATCTGCTAAATATCTTAATCCAATTTGCTCTGCATCAGTAGCAGCATCCATTTCTTTTAATTTCTTATAAACATCTTTAGCTTCAGCAATTTTTTCACCTTGAGTAGATGTTTTCTTTACAGGAGCAAACCTTTCTTTAAAACTTTCTAATTTAGATTTTATTTTAGTTTTAATTTCTTCAACTTTAGTTTTAGGCTTTTCCTTTACTTCAACCGGCTCAATTTCTTCTTCAATTTCTTCTTTTACTTCAACAACTGGTTTAACCGGCTTAACTACTTGAGCAGGCTTTTCAATAACTTGTTCAGCTTTAGGTTCAACTTTAGGCGCTTCTTTGCTTTTCTCTTTTAAGTTTATTTGATAAGCTATATCTTCAGCTATACTTCCCTTAAATGTTCTCTTTTTACCATCAGCTGTTTCTAAATTAACGGAAACTATATTTCCATTTTCATCCTTATTAATAGCCTTTAATGGATTTGAGTATCTGTTTATGTAAGGTTTTTCTCTTACACTTATATTGCCTTTATCGTCAATTGCAACTAAAGATTCATCATATTTAATGTCAAATTCAGATGCTGGTTTCTCTTGTATTTCAGCCGCCTTACCTACTTCATACTTTTCTCCTGAAGCTTCATTCTTAAATACGATATTATCCCCTTCTTGCAAGAAAGTTCCTTTTTCGTTTTTGTATGTACCCTTTTTATCTACAACCTCACCTATTGTAATATCTTTTTCTACAGGCGGATTTATAGCTTCTATAAAAGATGCTTCTGTACCCATTTCATCTTCGGCAATTTCTCCTGTTTCTTTGTACTTTTTTGCTCTCTTGTATAAATCAGATAAATAGTTAGGGTCGCTATCTATTTTCTTATTAAACTCTTCAAATGAATTAGGAAAATCAAATTCTGGATTGTTTGATTTTACACCATATAATATATCAAATTGCTCTACTCTTCTGCGTCTGTTTTCATCAATAGGAGCTTTTTTTCTGCTATCTTCTTTTTTAATTGCTTTGGCTAAATCATAACGAGCTTGACTTATTGGAGTACTATCTCCATTTTCATCAACTTTATAATAGGTAGTTTCTTCTCCTTTTCTACCATCTCTTTTAATGTATCTTGGCTTCTTTCCTGTTGCAAGACCTTCTAAATAATCACCTGTTTCATCTATTTTAGCTTGTATTAAATCAATTTGGTCTTGCTTTTCTTTTCTAAATATAGGGTCAACATCCATCATCTCTTCACGAGCTTTTTGCAAATCTTGTTGTAAGCTATTTCTTTGAGAAATACCACCTATAATTTTATACTTATCTTCTTTCGATACTGTTGTAGGAATCTTCCCTGCAATTTCTGCGTATTGTTGTGCTGTGATATTTGCCGCTTCTGCATCTTCCGGGGTTAAATTACCTTCTTCTACCTGCTTGCTTATTTGCTCTTGTATATTTTGCAAATCAGTTTCATTTGCAATTTCTTGTCTAATTGCTTTATCTGTACTACCTAAACCTTGTAACCCTGCGCCTGCTACCCCTCCCATTGCAGCGCCCATAACAGTATTATTTACAACATTTTTCCAAAAATTTTTATTTATATCCTCCTCATCAAAAACTTCATTTTTCGCTATTTTATTAGTTGCTACTTTTATAGCATCGGAAGCGGCTTGCTGAATCCCCTCTGTACTTCCTTCTACAAAAGCACTTTCTACTCCTTTTATACCTACATTTTTTAATTTGGTAGATAGTTTAGCTGCTTTTTTAACCATCTCATCCTGAATCTCTTTTGCAGTAGCTTTTATGCCTTTTTGAGCAAACCCCTCAATAACCTCTGCGGTAATTTTCTTTTCTATACTTTTAGCTAAACCTGTATTTTTTAATATTTTATCTATAGAAAATTTTTCAAGAGCTGCTTGAGCTGCCGCTTGAGTAAATAAATATCCTACTTTTTGAACATCAGTTAATTTATTACCGGCTCCGCTTTCTTCTAATTCTTTTGCATTATCATTAATTGATTGTTGGGCAAATGTCAAACCACCAGACAAGCCGCCGGCAGCCATTTCTACTAGTGTTTTAGGCGCTTGAAAAGCTAACCCTCTAACATCTTCAAAATCTACTCCACTAAATAAACCTCCACCATCTTTTGGAGTAATGTCAAATTCACCTTGTTGCTGTTCAAATTCTTTGCTTGAGCTAATCCAATCTACTCCGCCGGGGGTTATTAATGGAAAGCCTTTTTCTATTCTTGCTTGCTCTATGAAACTAACAGCTTTCTTTCTATCTGCATCTGCATTAGCAATTCTAACGCTTAATGGCATATAAGGTTGAGCGCCAAGTATATCAGCCATATAAACACCGCCTCCTATAATTGACGATAAACTTCCAACCAATGTATTATATACTCCCGCTATATTACTACCCTTTATCTTATCTTTCTGAATAGCTTTACCTATTGGACTTTTATATCCAATAGTAGCCACTTCTTCTCCTATATCAAATTTATCTTGAGATGGTAATGGTGTAACCGAATATCCTGAACGTGTAGGTTGGTCTTTTTTTTTTAATTCGCCGCCAAATTCAGCAAACGGATTTGTTTTCTTTTTTATTACTTCACCACCAAATTCTGCAAACGGATTATTTTGTTCTTCTGGCATTTTTATTTTCTTTTTGCTGTTGGATATTTCTTTCTAAAAGCTTCCCATTGAGATGCATCTATAACACCTTCTTCACCATTTAAAATTACGGTAATTTTATTATTCGCAGATGGTTTTGGCTTTGTTTTTTCCCCCGATTTCGGTAAATTTTCAATTTCGGCTGCGCTTTCACTACCTGATATTTGCTGATAAGAACCTTGAAGCTTATCTCTCAAATATGGGTCATCTGCTTTAATAATATCGCCGCCTGCCATTTTGCCTTTGCTATCTATATATTTTAATTGCACTCCAGTAACTGTACCATCAGGTCTTTTATATACTTCTATTTTTGAAAATTTTGATTTGCCGCCACCTAAACCATAAAGCTTACCAGCTAAAGCCTTTATATTATCTACATCACTAGATTTAATAGCATTTGTAAATGTATCTAAATATTCCCCAATTTTAGCTGCCTTCCTCTCTCCTTCTGTTGGTTTTTGACCAGCATATGATGGAGGAGGATTATATCCAACTTCGCCTATTCCTGCAAAGCCATCTCTATCTTTATTTTTCAAATAATTATATAAAGCATTTCTATTAGCAAATTCTTTCTCTTGTGGAGTAAAATTTTTATAAGTTGGGAATTGCTTTTGCGCCAATGCGGAAATTTCAGATTTAGCTTGATTACCGCCATCAGTTGTAAATTTTTGATACACACCCTCTGGAACCATATCTAATGGTTTATCAACTCCTTTTAATGAATTAGCGGGCAATGGCTCATTTGCTATTTCTGTACCGGTATTTGTCATAGATGGAGTTTTTCCACCTTTTTTTATAAAACCCATAGGGTCTGTTTCAAATGTTGGTTTAGCCCAAAATCCAACTTGCCCTCCATAAATAGTATGCTCTTGAGGCGTCCCAAGTTTAGCCCTAATAGGCGTACTAGACTGCTTACTACTCATGACCTTATCCAAGGCGTTATATTCTGTAATGTATTTTGATAAATTTTCCGGATTTGTTACTTGAGATATAAGAGAAGATGGTTGCACTTGAGTAGGGTCAACAAACTGCCCTTGTGCAATTCTTCTATTTCTAACATCATCTCTTAAATCTTTTTTAAGTGATGCTATATCTACTGAAGGATTATCTCTTGCAATTTGATTTGCAATTTCATCAGCTTGATTATGCTCTAAAATAAATGTATTTGATGCATTTGTAATGCCCTTCATTCCATTATCTACTTGAATTTGCAATGCAATAGGGTCAATTGTTTTATTATTTAATTGTGTCATTAAATTAGATTTTAATTTAGACACAGCTTCTTGCCCTACAAGATAAGCTTGTTCATCAGGAGGTAATTTATCTAATTTAACCCCAGACTCAATTATCGCCATACCCCTTAATCTATCACCCTCTAGTTCTTTGGCTTTCCTTTCTGCCGCCGCTTGACTTCTAGCATCTTCGGCTTGTTTCATTTGCAATAATCTTTCTGCCGTTCCTGTTGCGGACTGCAAAGCTTCTCCCGGCGATTGAAATATTTTTGGAAGATTTACTGCGTAACTACCTAAATTCTCTGCCATATTTATTTTTTTAAAGCGTCTGCTATATTCTTATAATTGCCATACTGCATTAACCCGCCAGCAATATCACTAACGCCGCCAAATATATTACCCATGCCGGATTCTCTTAATGCCGATTGAGCTTGAGCGTCAAGTTGATATTTCATTAATTTATTTGCCTGCACTTTATCCCCCTCGTTAATAGACATTGCGTAAGCTCTACTTAAATTATCCAAAACGCCTGCTTGTTGTTGTTGTTCTTGACCAGCTAAATTAGAAAAAGCAAGTTCAGCTTGCCCAGCTGCGCCCGCTCCTGTAGCTAACAAGGTAGCAGAATCGGTTGCATTTCGTTGAGCGTTAGCTATTTGGTTTGCTTGAGCTTGCCCAATGTTAGCTTGCGCTTGTGTAAACGCGCGATTTCTACCATAAAACAAATTTCTTACTGCTCCTAAGTTTTGCTCTGCTAATGGATTTTTTTCATATTTAGCCCACTCCGGGTTGATTTTATTAGCCTTGCTCATTTGGGTAATACCATATATTGATTTACCTAATGCTCCAACGCCACCTAGTATTGCTCCTGCTCCTATGAATGACATAATTTTTTATTTAAAATTAAACAATTTATTGATTTCCTAGAATAAAATTTTGCCCTCTTGATAAATTAAACCCTACATCAACAAAATTAACATAAATTATTGATTCGTAAGATTGAAATTCGGTCATAATTTGAGGTATTTGAGAAAGCACAACATCTCCGGTATTAAGTTTTTGGTCAGCCGTTCCTGTTGTATTTGGCGACAACCTATCCCTCAATATTCTAGCATACAAAATACCTTCTTGATTTATAAAATCAGAACTTGTTAAATCAGTAATTTGAGTATTTGGCAATGTCGTGTAAATAACCGTAAAATTAGGCGCTTGACTGCCTTCTATTACAATTTCAGCCATATCTTTTAATCCGCTCAACGGTTTATTTAAAACCCAACATATTCTTACAGGGTATTGTTGTCCAAACCAAGTGTTCCATGTAGAGCTATTTGTATTAAATTCATATAAAGCGCCATTTTTCCATCCAAACATTCTATTGTCAAAATAGTCGTATTGTTCTGCAATGAATTGATAATCACTTACCCATTTGTTTTCTTGAATATTAAAAGTTACTGTTTTAGCCAACCCGTCAGACATATCAAATCTATTGATAATAGAAGAAGCGTAAGATGGCACCGAAGAGTAACTAGGCAGTGTGTCGGCATAGTTTTCATAAATCAAGCCGGGCAATGTTACGCCAAGCTCTTTGTGGTAAGGGTCAACATATGTTGGTATATGATGAAATCCATTGATATTATCTAAATTACCCTCGCTTGCTGCTAAATATCCTTTTGCATAATTCTTAAACAATTTCTCTTGCTTATAAGAGCTTACTGGGAATAGCCCATTTGAGCTATACTGAACAATAGTTCCGTTATTCAAATCATACCAAAATATTACTCCTAAATATTCTACCACCGTTTCGGGAGCAGTAGTTCCAAACATTCCTTTCAATACATTGACCGTACCTATTACAGCAACATCTTGAACTAAAGACGAATTAGAAGAAGAACCAACTAATTGAACTTCACCCAAGTAGCATGATGCAGTTTGGAAAGAGCCAATTGATAACATTATAACACCCTGCTCTGTTGTTTTTGATGCTAATTGTAGCTTTTGTATGCTACCTGTACCTAATGGAATTGTTTTATAATTTAAAGCCTCAAATGTACTCAACCCATTATTTTCAGTTCCGGCTGTAAACACATTAGAATATCTAATCTCATGTTCGTTTCTATTTTGCCCTAATAAAATAACAAAATTAACAAACCCCTCGTCTGTAAACCAATTTTTATAAAAAAGGTCATTTGGCGACATTGCTTCTACATAGTAATATACGGAAGAATTAAATTGTCTTTGAAATACAAAAACATCCCCTATTAAACTACCAGATAATGTAGAATATTGCCTATTAACGGTTCCTGCATTTGTTATTGGGTATGCATTACCAACTTCGTAAAAAGGTTCATTTTCTCCCCTTATGTATGGAGTATATATTTCGTATATGTACGGAATATTTAGTAATGAGTTTACTAAATAGGTTGATTTTAATAATATATACGCTCCATCTTGACCTATGACTGGCAACTCGTATCTTACACTGCTACTATTAATAAGCACGCATACATCCCCTTCTGTATAATTATAACCTAATCCCGATTGTAACAATATAGTTGTATCTATCGCAATTGCATTTGTTGTAGTAGCGTTCCAAGTATCCGAATAAGTATAAGTAGCAAAATTTGGAGATGTAACAGTTACATTTTTAGATGCATATTTATTAGTGCTACTGTAAGAATCTATAAAATATCTTGTTTTTAAATTTCCTGTTCTTAAAATAGAATAATAATAAGCCCAACTAGGTATTTCATTTAACGTATTGTTATTATTTAATGCCCAATTAAGTGTTAATACATTGCTTGATGCGGTACTAGCTGATGCTATTGTAAAAGGTGAGCCACCATAACATTCCAATTCGCAAATACCCGCGCTTATAAATTGAACTTGGAATACATCACCAATTGTTATAGCATAATTGTTTAAAGTCAAGGTAGAATTAAAATAATATGGCAATCCCATTGATGCTGTATCAAAAAATTGTTCTGCAATAGCCGGTAAACCATAATTTTTAATTATTCTTATTCTAAACACTGTAAATCCGGGCGATAATGCTGTTACATTACCAATTATATTTACAGACATATCAGCAGTAAAAGAGGATGTAGCTGTAAATGAAGTTCCATTTCCGGGCGCGCCGCCGCTTGCGGTAAAATTACCCAATTGCACAACATCAAATTCAAAGTTATTGTCAACAGCAAAGTCGTAATTTGCTATTATAGGAATTACATTAAAATTACTATTTGGAGTAAACACTTTTGGAGGAGTAGTGGTAATATTATCATTTTTAGTTACAACACCGCATTTTCTTCTTGCTTTATCATAAAAAGCAACACCCAATTGATAAGAAGATTCGCTTTTAAAAAATCTTTTATTAGCACCGGCTATTGCTGTTGTTTGAGTTACAGCTAACGATGTTGTAGTTGGAGTGTCATAACCGGATAGGTTATTAGCCAAAAACATTCTATTTGTTGCGCTTTCCATTGTAGTTGAAAGTAAGGGAACGCTATCAAATGGCTTTGAAGCAATTGAAGTAGGAATAGTAGCTCCTGTTACATCTCCGTAATAATCAAAAGAAAGCTGTGTTGCTCCGCTGTTATGAGCTATGAATGGTTGTTCGTTTACTAATTTATCAAATGTCTTAATTACATTTGCAGAATTAGTAAGTTCATCTTTAGCAATAAGTCTTATTATTCTTGCAGTTTGTGGTATTTTTTCTAATAAATTTAGGGTACAATATATATGATTATACAACTCTGGCACACCCAACTCTACTAGATTTAACATAGAAGCAACTGAATATTCACCAAGAACGCTTTCTTCTCCATCAAAATAAACATATTGCCACGCAAATAACCAAGAACGATTTGCTATAAAATTATTTATAAACTGATTGTCGTATTGTTTTACTATTGAAGGGGCGTACACCGGGGGTCTTCTTATTAACATAATCTCATAAGAATCGGTTAAGCTTGTATAAGCTCTGGCATCTGTAACATATGCTGGGTAATTTAATTTTATACCACTATCAATATTAATTTTTTTAGGCTCATTATAATTATCTGTCCAATAAAGTAAACCTTGATTAACCTTACAATTTTTGTCAATTCTATGATTTTTATTAAAATTCAATCCGCCCTGAACCTGACTATCATACAATACAGCATATGTTGTAGAAGTTGCAAAATCAAATGCATAAATTCCGTGGTCATCAAATGTATTATATACAAACCAAAGCAATCTTTGACCTTCAATGTCAACACAACTTCCTATACATATATTTGTTCCATAAGGAGGATATACTGACTGCGTTATAGAGGTAGTTCCGGGTACGCCTTCTACTCGATAATTTTTACCATATTGAGTAATACCAACACGCCCGTTCATTAGCCTCAAGTATTGAGCATTATCCAATAAATGCAATGAGTCATCTTGATTTGTTCCGCCGGTAAATAATTTTTTATCTCTTAACATTTCTATTATGATTTAGGCGCTGCCATTGTATTCTTTTGTACAATTCTTTTAATTTTCTCAACACTCCAATCAGCTTTTCTTGCTCTCAATATCTTTCTTTCACGAATGTATTCATTTTGAGCTAATTGCTTTTCACCCATATTATAATTTCTATTATGAGCTTTTAATTGAGAATCAATATAAGCTTGAATTGTTTTTATTGCATATGGGTCTACTAATGTTGCAGCATCTGCTGACTGACCATCTGAAATATATTGCAATACTACATTTTCAACATATAATTTTTGGTCTATTTGAATTTGATTTCTTTCTTTAAAAACTTGAAAAGTATCTTCTTGATACCCTGCACCTAAACCAAAAAATCTACCAATATTTTCACCAAAATCATTATAATGAACCGTAAACCATTGAGCATACGGCAATGCGCCATAATACAATTGAGCTTGTCCGTTGTTTGAATCCGGAGGCGTTAAGTTATCTGTCCAATCTTGTGGGTTAAAATTGCTATTTGTATCTAAACTTGTTAATGGATTTAATGTTAAAGTAGGCACTAATGGTCGTATTCTTTGTCCAACCATAACGCTGACATTTACATAATCTTGATAATCTTCTGGTAATTCTGCTGTATTAATAGCCTGATTAACAGGAAGTATTTTTGTATTTATAACACGCAAATCATCAAATGTTATATCACGAAGACAGTCTGATGCGTAAACCATAAATTGCATATACCAATGCAATGGATATCCTTTTTTTAAAAGGAAATTCTTAACTATATAATCTAAACTTGCTGTGGTCATTTCTAATTAATTTTTTGTGTTGCTGAACTATAATTGTTAACTAAACCTGTTTCCGGAATAACTGTAGCAAATTTAGCAAACGCCTTCTCTACAATTTCCTCTTCCATACTTGCAGGTATTGGCAATGGGTCAGTGTTTGAATACAATGATATATCCATTACAATCAAATACATATTTACCGTATCAATGCCAAGCAATAAAATATCTTTTGAAAAAATAACAACATTTTTTCTTATTTCAAACCAAACATTACCAAGCAAATCATTCAATAATTTATCAGCCCTCAACAATGCTCCTTGCCCTAATGGGACAGGAATAAAATCATTATCTTTATCGTCTGTAACCCTATAAACACCCATATTTCTTGGTAAAGAAATTGGGATAATTGGCAACTCGGCTTGCGATTTATCACCAAGAGTTGTTACAGGTATATTTTCATAAAAAGCTATCATTAAATTATCTGGAATAGTTTCTCCTGTTGGCAATGTAGCATTGTAATACTGCATTTGAAACATAGAGTTGATAATCTGCTCTATCGCTTTAACTATATCTACATTTTGTACAGGTTGACTTGCGTCCCTGAATCCGCCGGCTAGTCGGGTTTGTACTTGTTCAGCCAAAAGGTATTTAGTGCTATTAGCCATTTTTATTTAGTTTCTTGCGTTTGATTTTGTGCAAATGCCTGTATATCCTGTTCAGCCATATTGATGCCCCAAAACTTTAATGCTATTGAAATAATATTATTAATATAAACATCCGTAAATTCTAATTGTGTACTTGTAGCGTTGTCATATGTTAATGTTCTAGAACCGGGTGCTTGAGTATATCCATAAACAGGCTTTAACGGTCTTCTCAAGTAATTATAAAAACCAGTTTGAGCAACTTGCGGGTATATTTGAAATCCGGTTGCCGTATCCTTTGCTATTGGTAACGATGTGCTTACAGGTCTTAATTGGCTCTTTAAAGCTAACGCTATTTCGTCTTCGTTTACAAATCTTACTGCATTTATACTGCTACCTGTAACGGTATATGCGCCGCCAATCATATGCAAATAGTCAGAAGCAAAATTAACCTGTCCGTCTGATGCAGAAGTAAATTGAACTTGTGAACGAAGCTTTCTAATTGCGTCATGAATCTTTTGCGTTGCGCCATACTGCTCAAACCAACCTGATACAGCTTCTATTTGTGCGTTATCAAGTGTTGACTCAAATTCAGGTATTGTAACAAATACACCTCTTTCTTTACGCACAATGAAGACCATAAAGTTGTATATCTCGTTTAAATTATATGCCATATTAATTTTCCTCCCAAATTCCCAATGCTCTATGGGATTTTATTAAATAATAAGATTTATCTCCGTATTCATATTTCTCAAGATATTGTGGTTCAAAACCAATAATATCTCCTTTTTTTAAGTTAGAATCATCTGGAGCTGATAACACTTTTGCTCTATCTCCTAATCTAACTTTTGCTTCAATAGTATCAACAATACCCATTTGTTTAATTACATCTTTTGGTATGTTTTCATCAATTGGTTCTAAAATAACTCTATCCCCAACTGTTATAAGCTCATCCTTAACTATTTTGGCATATATATCTCTGTAATCAGCTTTCCAAACATCTTTGTCGTTTATGTCAATTAAATTTTTAAATAAAAACTTTTGCGTTTCTCCAAAACTAAATTGAGACTTCCATCTACTTAAATCATGTTCAGACCCTTGACATCCGTCAACAAAATTACCTCTTTTATCATGCAATGTACCTACCCAAATATGAGTTATCTTCCCCGGCATTGCTACAATAAGCAATCTCTCTCCTTTGCCATTTGTAAACTTTTGATAATAAGGACTATCTTTTGTTATTTCCGTAAAACTTCCGCCATCTGATTCAAATTTTCTTTCTGCGACTACGGAATAATCAAATAAAACCTTATCTCCATTTTTAAGTTTAGAAACAACTTTAGAATTATCTCCCTTTGGATTTTTTGGCAATCCATAAATTTCACCTACTACTGTAGCGTTCCATTCGGGTCTATATGACCCGTCAAGATATAACTCTAAATCACCTACTTTAATTGTATCTTGAATAGGTTTTGTTAAACTTAAAAAAATATGATTTACCGGTTGTGCTTGCATATATGGCATAAAATTAGACTTTTTTATTTATTAAAAATTAAAATGCCCCCAAAAATTTTGAAGGCATTTTTTTAAATTAAATCACAGCGTCAATATAACTTTCGTCTGGTATTAACCTCAACTTCTCTCCATCTACTTCAATATCGACCCCTACGCTATGGGCAAACATTATTCTATCGCCTTCTTTAACAAGCGCAGCTTCAGTTCCAACAGCAATTACTTTGCCTGTTGAAAAATCATTTTGAGCCGTTTGCGGAAGATAGATTCCCGCATCTGTTTGCATTTTTGCTTCGTCAAGCTTTACCAATACCCTTTTGTTTAATGGTTTAAATTTCATTTTTAATTTAATTTTTGTGTTTTTTAATTAATTAACGCCCTTGACCTCGGTAAGCCTTTGGTCTTGGATTACTTTTATTGTAAGATTTTTTTGCTCTTCCTGATTTTTTTGTTCCAAATGTAACTTTGGATGAATTGGTTAGTTTTGCCATTATTTTTTGTTTTTGAAATAATCTTTATCTAATTCGCCGCCGTCCATTTTATTGGGGTAAACAAGTATGTCGTCGTCGTAAAAGTTCCGCACCATGCTGTTGTGGTATAGTATGACTTTCCAAACAGTGTTTGTGTCACTGCCGTAGTCAATCCATGCGATTGCTTTTCCGTATCCGAGGGGAGTTTCAACATCTATTGGGTTGTTTAATTCGTGAATATACATTAAAAATTGTTTTCTTCTTTATTACTACTTGATAATAATTGTATTGTTGATACTCTACAATGTAATTGAGGAACATTTTCATTTGTCTTATTGTTTTGATAAGACTTTGCTTCAGGTTTACCCTCTGTATAAACTAGCGTTCCTTTCTTTAAATAGTTTGCTACATTGAGTTTATCTGTCCAATAAGCGCAAGAAACCCAAGTTGTTCTTTCGGTATCTTCCCCTTGTTGGTTTTTAAACTTTTCGCTGTAAGCTACAGAGAAATTAATTACACTTTTACCATTTACATTGTTTACTTGAGCATCTTGCCCAAGCCTTCCGATTACAGAAATTCTAATCATTGTTTTTGTTTTTTATATTAAAAATTTACTTCTTCACCATTTTCATCTTTATAAGGAACCCAATTATCAAATGTCTTTTGCACTGCAACATCTGGTCTTAAAATTATATTTTTGTCGTTTATAATTTTCTGCAATGAATCCAATCCATTAAATAAAAATCTTCTAGTTTGGAAAAACATTTGGAACAAAATAAAGCCTTTTTTACCAACAATCTTTTGCCTTCTAATTTTTTTACTATGAAATTCACAAGACGGATTTTGAGGGTCTGTTTGAGCAAAAGGTCTATGATACACAAGGATATTATCCATCTTATTATTCCACATAGCTCCATCAGTTAAATCAAATACATCTGGACATGGATAATTTCCATCTGCTGCTTTTTGCATTTTTGTTGGATGCGCAACAATCCAAAAGAAAATATTATTGATTTGAGAGAATCTTGAAAACACTGATAACACCCACTCCAAATATTTATCACTTCTTTGAAACTTTTGATATTCATTTGTCAATTGGTTAAAAGGGTCAATATCAACTCCATCAACATTCTCCTTAACAATCAATTCTAAAAACACTTCCATTATGTATTGAGGCGTAGGTGATACATCTTTTGGATAAACATAAAACACATGATGGCAAACTAAATCGTAAACATATTCGTAAACCTGCTTACTTGGTCTATGTGGATTTGCAGGACTGCAATCACATCCTAATATTATCTCAACAAAGTCGTGGTAGTATTCTTCAGGTGGATTATCTTCAGGTGAAAATGTAGCAAACTTCTCTCCGTACAACATTATCCTCATAGCTTGATACCATTTTTTAAATGAAGATTTACCATAGTTTCCTATTCCTGTAAGTACGGTAATTTCCCCTCTCTTTGGTTTAAATCTTTCATCTAATTCAGGAACTCCAATGCCATCAACCCTAGCATATCCTTCATCATAAATTTTTAAGGCTTGCTCCTTTACATCAATTCCGTAAATAACATCCTTCAACTTTAACCCTTCATCAAATACAGCCTTCTCAACTTCAACCTCTCTCCTAGAAACTTTATCAACTAAAATCTCTTTGTCAAAAGATGCGCTACCAAAATTACCAGAATTTGCCTTGTATGCAGAACGAATTGCTCTATCTGCTTCGCTTTTTGTAAACTCCGAATTAGTTAAAAACTCACTATGAATCATTGAATTAGCTGTCATTTCATTAATACCAAATCGGCAACATGCGGATGCTAATTTAAATATAAAATTATTCCTTTCTCCTGTTACAAAAGCCTCGTTTTTATTTGAAAGCCAAGTAACAATATTTTTAAATGTCTTTTCATCATCATCATTCTTTTCATAAACAACAACTTTCTCTGTTTTCTTAATTTTCTTAAATACTTCAGCATTTTCGTTTATGTAAATTTCAGTATCATAACTCTCGTAACAAACCCGACTTACATTAATCCCACTTCGGTCAATTTCGGGAAAAACTTCTTGTAATGCTTGAAAGTGTTCTCTATGTTTTGCCCCATTGGCTATTTTTACCAATGCCTTTAAACCATTTCCAGAAGGACTAATCCAACAAGCATAAACAAATGGATTTGATATAATTTCAGTTTGCTTTTCTCGTAATTCAAAGATATTGTCAAAATCAAGCACAACAAAACCACTATGTTGAATTAATTGGACATCGGTTCTATCCGCTCCAAATTTTCCACTAAAGCAAATAGACGGAAGGTTTAATTTTATCTTATTTGCTTTCTCTTTATCAATCGTTTTTCTAATTTCCTCTACGGTTGTTTTACTTTTACCCTGCTGTATTCTTTTTAACGCAGATTCAACTGAAATGTAATTTGGTTCTTTGGAAAAAATGTTCTTAAAAATGGTAATCATCGTTTATATTGGTTTAAAGGCGTTTCTAGCGGTTTCTAATTCGTTCTGATACTTATTACCAATCTTAGGAAAAGCTGTCTTATTTTGCTTTAAAATAGCATCTACGACCCATCTCTTGATAGTTAGGTAATCTGATTTTGTTTTGTATGACTTTTCTATTTTATACGCTGACAAATATTCATAAAAATCATTTACATTTTCACCAAATTCCGCAATAAGTTGTAAATGCTCTTTTTGTGTCAATAAAATATTTTCTTTAAATTTTACTTTTTTTTCTCCTTTAACTTTATCCTTATCCATATCCTTAACCATATCCATATCCATAGACCCTTCCGAGGGGCTTATAAGGGGCTTATCTTTAGATATTCTTAAATTATATTTTTCAAGCAATATGATTACAGAATTGTGCGCTCTATTGTCGGGATTTAAACCAGATGGGTACTGAAATTCTAAAAAAGATGGTATAAACCACTTATTACCTTTATCAAAAATTATAATTTTCTCATCAAAACTTTTAATTGCTTCTTTTGAATCTATTTTTTCACCAATTCTTATTGCTGCAACCTCTATGTCCACTTGCCAAATACCTGCGTGGTCGCAATCATCGCAGATATATAACCAAAGGAGCTTATAAGCACCTTGTAAGCCCCTTATAAAGGGCTTCTTCCACTTTTCAGTATCGGTAAATCTTTTAGCCATCTTTTTGTAATTAATCGTTAATAAAATCGGTTTTCAAAGCCTCGTTAATACGAGTTATTTCAGCATCGGTAAATAATAATTTACCTTGCATCTTTCGTGATAATTCCGATTCTGGGATTTTAGCATTTAGTGATAACCACCTTTGTGTACGCCCATCTAAAGCCTCTTTAATTCTCTCGTGGAGTCTTAATTCAGTTTTGATTTCCATAAATTTGTTTTTGATTATTGAGGAACAAAAATAGTCTTATTTTTTATATCCCCAAATATTTTTAACTTTTTTTTAAAATTATTTTGTGTTTTAATTAAATTAATTATCTTTGCTAAAACAAATAACCTATGAAAACAGCAATGCAATTAATGTTAGATGATTTAGAATTAAGATATAAAGTACTATCTGATGCACAAATGTTACAAGCGTGTGCTGCAATAGAAGGTACTATTGAATACTCTAAATCTTTAATTATAAAAGAAAAAGAGCAGATAATAGATGCTTGTAATTCAGCATTTGAAGATAAAACAACTTGGGGAGAAAGATACTACAATCAAACTTTTAAATAATGAAATACTCATCTAGTTTTACGCATGATTTGAATTTTGGCGAAAAAGCTGAAGATTGGATAAATGAATTATTTTCTAATGGTAAACTTATTGAAGTAAAAAACGATAGGTTAATACATAAAACAGGAAATTTATTTATTGAATATGAATCAAGAGATAAGCCAAGTGGACTAGCGACTACTACTGCAGACTATTGGATTTACAGAATGAGTGAACTTGACTCTTCATTAATATTGCCAACTAAAGCTTTAAAAGAAGTTTGCAGAGTTTATTTTAAACAAAGTATATTTCTAAAAAATGGAGGCGATAATAATACTTCCAAGGGGTTTTTAATTCCATTAACAAGATTACTAAACGATATAGCAAATAACAAACAAAATGACATATAGCACAATAATAGTTAAGAAAAAGCAACTTAAATGTGGTTGTTATGATTATAATTTTAGCAAAAGTAGATGTAAAAAACACGCAACACTTGAAGATACAGCTAATAGAATTATAAAATATAGGCACGAAAATATAAAAGAAGACAAAGAGCAGTTGTGGGATTGGTTTAAGGAACGTAGAAAAGAAATGAAAGGGATATGCTCTAATTGTAATAATCCATCATCAAAAAAAGATGATGAAAAATTTCATTATAGTATAGCGCATATATTGCCAAAAAGATTATTTCCATCAGTTGCTACGCATCCAGACAATTGGATTGAACTTTGCTTTTGGGGTAATAGTTGCCATACTAATTTTGATAATAGCATAATCGACCTTATAGATATGAATTGTTTTGATGAAATAATAGAAAAGTTTATAAAAATATACCCAAATGTTGCTGAAGAAGAAAGAAGAAAAATACCGCAAGTGTTGATTGAATATTATAATCAAAACAAATAAAAAAACCCTCCTAAAAAGGAGGGCTTCAACTAAAAATCAATCAAAAAAACACAGAACTTTGTAAAAGTAGTATTTTTTTAAAAATTTAATTATTTTATTTTAAATTATTTTCAGATTTCCAAATAACCAAATCTATCCCCTTTAAGCCCTTTGGCGGCGTTATTGTGTTTTTTGCGGTAACTGTATCATTCGCTAACATATCTGCTAAATTTGAGGTTCCTGTGGTGCCATAAGGAGGCATATTTTTAAATGGTGCGCCTCTTTTCGTTTTAATTTTATCTAATTCTGCAATTATTTTATCAGATTGGTTATGTGCCAAATAAAAATCCATAAGATAATCTAAAACAGATTGCATGGAAGTTAAATTCTGTTCTTTTTGAATCATTTCTAACTTTTCCAAGTCAAATCTAACTCCGATTGGTTTACTTTTTGCCATATTTATTGTTTGTAGCTACAAATATACACAATAATTAAATTAAAACCAAGAAATGTAGCTACATTATTAATTTACACCCCCTAATTCATACCACAATCAACACAAAAGTTAAAGGTTTGTTAAAGTTTTAACATATCATTTTAACATATTTCCCCGTCAATAATTGCGTGTAATATATCCCCCCTTCATCAATCCGCTAACACATACCAAACTCAATACCATATTACTTTGTATGCAGGTCGGGAACATATTAATTATACTACACTATAAACCGAATCCGAAAACCAAAAACCGAACCCCCGTACCTTGATTTGCTCGACTTCCCCTTTCGCTCGACCGCCCCCTGATTCTGGGCGTTACCCCCTCTTCCTCCAAGCGTTCTGGAATTTTTTTTCGCTAAAGCGAATGTTTATAGGCATTTGCCGGATTTGCGATGGAAATATCCCACATAAGTGGTCATTAATGGAACTAATGGTGGCAATATGCGACATATAACGCACTTTATGATGTGCATTTATCAATCAATCTTGAGCCGTTTATCAATCATTTACGGCTCATTGAGTAAAATTACTCACTCCATTGAGTAAAGTAAAATAGTAAAGTTTTAGTTTTACTTTACCCCCCTTAAAGTAAAGTAATGGCTTTACTATGTTCACTTATTACCATTGTTCATGTTCCGTGAACACTATCAAAACTTGAACAAGTTGCATTTTTTGATAATAGTAGTAGTATTACTACCATTATTTTAATACAAGTAAACTCCGAATTGACCATCACTTTGTCACATATTTATATAAATCGGTGACACTAATTCGGATATTGTCAAGTTTTTAATATCAAAAACTAGACATATATTTCCATTTTATAAACTATTGCATGAATCCTAATGTAAAATTCATGCAAATAAGAAACAAAGTTCCCGTTTTGGTAAACAAAAGTTGCCCTATTAGACAACAAAATTAATTTAAAAATAGTTTTTTAATTTAAAATAATTAACTTAACTTTGTTAAAAATTATCAAAAATGGCAAGACACATTAACCCAGATTCGGTTTCAAGTAAAGTTTCTTCATTAGAAGTGAATGAAATTATTGAATTTGACAACCCCTATACTTCCATTGCTGTAATGATTTCAAATCTAAAAAGAAAAGAAGACCATAAAGACAAAATCTTTAAGATAAAAGTCATTGAAAACACAACACAGGTAATAAGAGTAAGATAGGCTTCAACTAAAAATCAAATCCCCCAATTGGTACGCAATTTCTACACTTAAGCTCTTTCATAAAAAAGAAAGGCAATTAATGATGAGATTGCTACCAATTTTTTAAAACACACAACTGCTATGCACATCCAAGTAATCAATTATCAAAGAACATTCAATTTAGGAAACTACGCTTCAGAAAAGATTGGCGTAGAAGTGGCTATTAACGCCGGAGAAGATGCTAAAGAAGCTTTGGAAACCGCTAAATCATTAGTAGAAGAATACCACAAAGAAAATGTGGCAAAACTAAAAGATTTAGGTTATTTCTATGAAGACCAAATCGAAATAGAAACTATTCCAACACAATCAAAGAAAACATTAACTGAAAAAACTAAAGAATTTATTGATGCTTGTAAAACAAGGGCAGAATTAAAATCTTGGGAATTAATGTCCAAAAGCAATCCTGAATTACTAGAACACTATAACAAAAAACTAAAAAGCATAAAATAATGGAATTTTATAACACACTCATTCATTGCAGTAGCATTGGTAAATTATTAACCGAACCTGTATCTAAAGCAGATAAAGAATCTGGCGAACTTTCTAAAACAGCAAAGACGCATTTGATAGAAGTGTATGCAAATAAAAAATACGGGTTTAAAAAAGAGATTGATAACAAATACACAGACAAAGGCAATACAGTAGAGCCGGAAGCAATAGATATGTTATCACTTACTATTAAAAGACCATTAAGTAAAAACACTGAAGTATTTAGTAATGATTTTTTTATAGGCACTCCTGATGTTATTGATGAAATGGTATATGATACAAAGTCAAGTTGGGATTGGATTACATTCCTTTCAAATATACCTGATAAATTAGATTCAACATACGAGGCGCAGGTAAACGGATATATGGATTTGTTAGGATTAGAAAAAGCTTGCGTTGCTTATTGCTTGATTGACACACCAGAGCATATTAGAAATTCAGCAAAATATTCTTTATTAAGAAAGATGGATGTTGTTAGCGAAGAGTCGCCTGAATTTATAAAAGAATGGAATGAGAAAGAAAAGAACATGATATTCTCTAATACCCCATTAGAAGAAAGAGTGCTTTTATTTCCAGTTTACAGAAACGAGGAATTGATTGAAAAAGCAAAAGCAAAAGTTCTCAAAGCGAGAACATTTTTACAAGAATTAGAATACAAGCATTTAAACTTTAATAAATGAACGGAGCAAACATAGTAAGTGCAATACAGCATTTGAAAATGGCTAAAGAGCATTACGATGATTTTATTAGACAATACCCTGAATCAAGTGGCGCTAGGTTATTCTTAAACCATGTAAATAAAATTAATTGGATATTTAAAGATACCATAACACATCCGCATATAACACAGGCGGTCAGAGATGGCATAAAGAAGGAGATTTTAAGTGATGTCTTTGCAGTGCCTGCTATTAACGAGAAAGTCGCCCTATTGACCCCAGAACAGCGAGAAATCATAGAGGAAACGATAGATGCTATGCTTTCGGGTGAAAAAGTTGAAATAATAGACACCGGTGGAAAGCCACTTATTGATATAATTGATACAAAAAATGAACCAAATATATTAGGAAATCCTTAATTTAGTGGTATGAAAGGGAAATTAAACAAACTAGGAGTTGCGAATAGCCTTTGGAATAATATCAGAGCTAAATCAGGTTCAGGTAAAAAGCCAACAAAAGAAATGCTTGAGCAAGAAAAAAAGATTAAAGCAAAAGAAAAAAAGTAATGCGTAAGACACCAGCTTGGACAAGGGCAGAAGGCAAAAATCCGAAAGGAGGACTGAACGAAAAAGGCAGAGCATCATATAATGCCGAAACCGGAGGTAACCTGAAAGCTCCTGTAAAGTCAGGTGACAACCCACGCAGAGTATCTTTTGCCGCAAGATTTGCCGGAATGAAAGGCGCAATGAAAAAACCCAATGGTGAGCCTACAAGAAAAGCATTAGCATTAAAAGCGTGGGGATTTAGCTCAATTGCACAAGCAAGAATGTTTGCAAATAGACATAAAAAATCTTAACAATGGCAGAGTTAGACGCAATATCAGAAACAATTCATAGCGAAAACGAAGGCAATCCAATAATGGATTTTCTTAAAAAGGTATTTAGCGTTACACCTACAGCACCGGTTGCAAAGAAAGGACTTGTAATGCCAAAAGATTATGAGTTAAAAGATACTAGAAAGGTAAGCGCAACAACAGGTAAAGCAATAGACTCCAATAGAGATTTAATAGGCGGAAAATATCCATCAGAAAGAATATTAAATATTGTAAAAGCAGCCAAAAGATACAATCAAGACCCTTATGATTTATTAGCCGTTGATTTGCAAGAAACAGGACTAGGCACTTCTAAAAGAGCCGGAAATGAAAACATAGGTCACGGAAAAATGAATATGAATGAGTTAATTCCAACCAAAATGGGTTCAGATGATGAGTCAGATAATTACGATATGTTTGCTAGAGCATTTGCTACAAAAATGCAATATGCTGATAAATTAGGAATAAAAGACCCGTATACAAAAATGCAAGTCTACAATGGTCTAGGAAAAATTACACCTAATACAGAAAAAGGATATCACGGTTTTGCAATGCAAAGCATATATGGAGTTCCATTACCAAAAGAAGGTATTGACATGAGGAAGAATCCATTATACGGTAAAAGGGTTTTGGATTTAAGAGATAATGTTTTAAGAAAGGACGAACAATTAGCCAATTACATAAAGAATATCAGATAAAAGTGTTCAATTTCTTATGCGAAGCCTCCCCTAAAAAGGAGGTTTTTTGTTTTTGTAAAGCGTAACGCTACACTTTCTTAATAATTATTTGGTAAATGTTATAACATATTGTACCTTGTGTAATAAATACCACAATATGAAACAAAATACCACAGAGTCATTTAGAGTAGAAAAAGAAATTTTAAATTGTATTAAATTAATTACAGCAAAAACTGGACAAACAACAAAGGGATATATTTCAATTGTCTTGCAAAAGCAAATAGAAAAAGACCTAAAAAAGCATTACAAAATAACAGAAGTAGAATGTTAAAAAAAGTAATACTCAACATAACCCCTCAAACCCACGTTAGGGCAACTCAAGGTGATTCCATATTTTTTAGAATCCCAAGAGAAAAATTACGCCCCTCCGGTTTAAGCAGACTACTCCGATTAGAAAAATACAACAAATACAAAGTTGACCTTTTAGCTGAAGCCAAAGCCAAGCAATTTATCCTTCCCCCAATAGGAGCTTCCATAACTTTTTTTATTCCAGTACCACCTTCTTGGTCAAAGAAAAAAAAGAAATTACATCACGGCAGATTCCACCAATCCAAACCTGACATAGACAACCTAACCAAAGCCGCATTAGATTCTTTAATGGTAGAAGACAAACAAATTGCGCACTTGGAAATACAAAAAAGATGGGTTGATTTTGAATCAGGATGGATTGAGATTTCCCACAAAGACTACGAAGAAGTTCTTGCTCTCCCCTCCCCCAAAGAATAGACTTTCGCCAAAGACTCCGCGTCTATGAGTATTATATACACACATACTCTATTTAACATAATATTTATTTCTTGCTAACCTAAAATTTTAATTAATTAAAATTTTAG